TTATCCGACAACAAACGACTACAAACGACTACAAATGTAAATTATTGAATTGGTTTATATATACATACGCGCGTGTATTACATTATTACGCAAATTTTGAATTTATAAGATACTTACAAAAGTTGCTTTATACGTGTCTAATATCTTACATCATTTAATATTAACATTTATTTGCAATCATAACTACTTCATTATCAACTACTTAATGACATTAAAAATATTAACTCTTAATATTATGTTAATTTATTAACTTTTGCCTTAAAATTGTATTTTTTTTAAATACCTGAAAATCAACACTTTAATAAAATCAAACTGTTAATTTTATGTTAATATTTATTTTTGTAGTTTTTTTGTCTTAAAAAGTATTTATATTTGCTTCAGAATTGTACGAAAGACGTGTAATTTAGGCAAATAGCCGACTTAATCGCCTGATAATCAGGCATTTACATCAAAACATTATGAATAATTCAACAAAAAATGCAGTAAAATCAACTGTTAACAATTTAAAAGTAGTTAACAAAGCGGAACAAAAGTTATTAAGTGTACCAACGCCAAAGGTAAAAGCCCCAAAGATAGTAAAGGTAAAAGCCCCTAAAATAGAACTACATAAGGCGTTACTTGACTGTAACCAATTAGACAAAGCTGAAAATTTCAGTTTGTCAGGAGCATTGAACCGCCTTAAAAAGCAAGTTCAAAAAAACCAAACTTACAAAGGTATTACGCCTGTTATACTTGATGAAGCTATGAAGTTTGACAATTTATTAAAAAACGTGTCCGCCCGTTGTATTGCTTCGCAAAGGTTTACAGTTTACGCCTTAGGACTAGCCGTAAACAAGTACTTAAAAACCGCCTTAAAATAGGCGTTACCTGAATAAAAACCCCGCTTACCTTAGTGAGAATAGCTAAGGGCAAAAATCGAACTTTTGCGGGGTTCAAATATACCTTATTTTAGGTATAAAAAGCCCTTATTTTAGGTGCTTATGTATAAACGGCAAAAATATCTATTTTGATACGTTGTTTATATCGTTCATTGACTTATTGGAATTGACTTTTACAAATGCAAACATAATTTGTTTACAAATGTAACGACTTGGAACACTACGAAAGTACCATCATAAAATCGTATATAGTTACAGTATTGACAGTAATAGGTTCGCCTTAGTTGATATGTAGTGTATATAGTCAAGCCCGCTTGCAAGCGGTTTTAATATGCAAAAAAGTCAATTATGACTTAGACAAAATAGGTATGTTTACAAATGTAAACACAAATATAAATAACAATACCACCTTACATATAGTGAGGTGGAATATTGTATGGTATAGCTATTGGAATAGTCAATGTGGTTCGATTCCACACTATACACTAACTTTAAAATAAACCAAAATGAGAACACGTATTGAAACCAAAGTAAATGTTGAAAGCGTAATTCAACAAATTGAAAATGAATTTACAGCCTATTCAAAGGCTGTCAAAACAGTAATGAAATTATACAATTTAGCGTACAAAGATGCTAAGCGTATGCTTGAAGCGAGAATAGAGTACAGACTAACCTTTAAAACTAATTAAGATGAACACAACAATTAAAGAACAAATTGAATCTCAAAGTTGGAAAGGTTTGGGATATACTATTTATGTTATAGATTATTCTAAGTTTATTCAAGGATTAGAAACAGAAACCGAAGCAGAAAATAATGCTTATACATATTGGCAAACAAATAAAGGTATTGAATTTCAAGACGAGAGAAGTGAATTAGCTTATAATAATAATATAAAAATAAAAACAATATGAGAAACTTAATCAATTTCGTAGTAGCGTCAATCACGCTGTTAACGGTGGACAATGCTGTAATGTGTATTGGAATAGTAGCAATAGTATTAATCAATATCAAATCAATAGTAAGATGAATTATATAACACCAATTAAGAAACAATTAGACTCAAATATGCACGACCAATGCGTAATGTTTATGTTAATCGGAACACCTAGAGAAAGTCCAAGGTGGATGAACTTCGGAGATTTCAATATGGATACCAAAGTATTGACAATTCAAAGCACCCAACGAAGAGGAATATTCTTCAATGTTGAAACAGACTTTGATTGGGTAGATTGCGAAGAGTTTTGGGTACAATTCAAGCTATATAGAACTAGTTTTTTAATAGATAACTATCCAACAATTAGTACATATTAATATGGCACTTTACGAAATAGTTATAGGAAATCAGTCAGGAGATACTAATTATTCAGTATTGGTATTATCAAATCAACCTTTAGATGAGAAAAACGCTCACAATGTAGTAGGTATAGATGAGGGTTGGGGAGAATATATTGCATCAGTAAGTATAGCTATGGTGCGAACTAACTCTTACGATGAAGAAGAAGAAGAAGAATTAATGAACATTAGAAACTTATTATTATGAAATTTATAATAGACAGACCGATTGAAGGCTCATATTCAGAAGAAATAAAATTTGAGCAAACTCATAAATTCTTTAATATGGAAGACAAGGAAAGAGCCGAGAGAAATAGATTAAGATGGATTGAGCCCGATGAAACAGTTATATATGGTTGGATTGATGATGATGAAACTTGTCATAGAGTGTGTAGAAAAACAATTGAATGCATAGATGTTAACACGCTTGAGGAATTATATGCCATCACTAAAAGTAACGAGGGCAAAATAGTGTTCGGAACTAATAGAGGTCACGAAGGTATTGATGGGTGGATAGAGATATATGATGACTACAGAGAGTAAAGATATGCAAACAGAACTAACAGACATTAAGAAGTGGACAGATACCTATCTAAATCCACCAACAGTACAGGCGTGGAAAGATGCGTACGAGAAACTTAAAAAAGTCCACGATAAGTACGGCACAATAGAAATAAGTATAATCAAATCATTAATCAATTAACATTATGGAAACAAAAACAATTCAATCGTGGAGACACAAAAAAGTACGTGTAAAAGAAGAGTATATTATTAAAGAAAGGCTTATAGATGAAGACGCATCTACCTATGATGATGATGACAATATTATTGAAGAAGTGTATTATGAACAAGAGTATATAAAGTCCTATTGTGGACTTGGAAGTGTATTAAGAGGCAAAGAGCGAGATGTTTTTGAGGTAGCATCTGACTGTTATGGCGTTGACTTATATAGTTATCATTTTCAAAAATTTGATATAGATACACTACCTGAACCAACGCATCAAATAATATTAAGAGATAATGGATACCCATTTATGTGGGATACTAAGTACTTCGAGGTGGTAACGGCTGAAACAATTTATGTAACTGACAAAGAATTTAATCAATAACATTATGAACACACAAAACTTTTTAGATGCATTAGACAAATTAACTTTTGTCAAGTACGAAGACAAGACCCTGCATACGGCAGAGGGTTTTGAGATTAGCTATGAAATTGAATTAAATGGTGGTGCAATATCAAAGTATCCACTTGAATTCATATTCAGAGTAAGGAAAGACAACACACACGTACAATCGTGGGGTTGTGAAGACAATGACGACAATATTATTGCTAACATTTGGTGGCAAAAGAAAGAGAGTTCGATGCATCAATTAGAGTATGATGCGAAAGACAAAAAGAAATGCGAATTAAAAGATGAATTTAAACGATTAACCGTTTATAAATTAGAACTATGAAAGACATTAAACATTATTCAGACCAAGAGCTAAGCCTCTTATTTTTTAACGATGAGTTTTTATATACGGAACTAATGAGAGCAGTCAGGAGAGCTGACTTTACTATTGTAAAAGAGTTATGCGATGAGTTTTTCATCTACACGAAAGACCAATTAGAGGACTTAGCCGACACATTCAACAATGAACTAATAGATTACGAACAAGAATAAAACTATCACTCTATGGAAAAAGAATTTAGAATTTATAAGCATAAATTAATTTTAAACAAGGGAGACAAGCGAATACTCAAAAAGTATTTAAAGTATTACGCTGACAAATTAGAGGTAACTAATTATAGTTTATCAGAAGACTTTATAGGGTGTACTCCTGCGGCAGATATGGAAAAATACTATATAGGTATGAGGTTTATGGTTGGGCAAATGCAGCACGAATTAAATAATATTAAGACTGTTGGAGAACAACAGGAGATTGACAGGAAGTGGGATTTAATAAAGGATAGAAATATAATAGGAGAAGAACAATAATTATTAACTAAATTTTTTACATTATGACATTATCAGAATTAAGAATACTTTACGAAGTGTTCGACCAAGACAGAAGAAAAGTGGAACGTGCAATTGCAAGTATTGACGAGGAGTTTGTAACCATTGACGAGGTAGAGCGTGAAGATTACTTTATATACGGAAAATTCATATACTCGTCTGACAACTATGTGAGTGACTACTATGGTAATTTAGTAGAAAGAGACAATGCGTTTTGGTGTAGTGGATATGAAGAATACTTCAACATTGAGGATAGCGTGACCGTCTATGAGTATAGGAATGAAGATAGATACAGTCGCAGATATGCCGAGCAGAACTGTGATTGGAACGAGTATCGTGGAGAATACTACGACCAAGAGGCATTGGCGGAACACGACCTTGTATATGTTGAAGATGCAGGGGAGATTATGAATGAAGATAGCGCATATTATCACGAAGAAGAAGGGAATTGGTACACATATCCTAGTGACAGACAGGAATACACACGAGGGTATCACGATGGTTCGTACCAATCAGTAAACTTTGACGGCAAGTCTAAGTATAAAATTGGCTATGAGATTGAGAAGGAAGACCAAAGGGTATTAGAATCTATTAACATTGAGGACTTCGAGCAAGAGACGGGGGGTGTATGGCGTAAAGAGAGAGACGGCAGTCTTAATGAAGGTACAGGCTACGAGTTAATCAGTCCTACATTTGAGTTCAATATTGACAAAATATTTGAGCATATCGAGGGCAATAGTACATTGGTAAAACATATCAATGCAGAGATTTCAACACGATGCGGTGGACATATCCACTTATCAGAAGCGGGGTTATCAGGAGAGCAACTGTTTGATAAGGTCAAAGGTTATACGCCACTGTTCTACGCATTGTACTATGGTAGAGTTGACAAAACATACTGTAAAGGTAAGGCTAACATTGACCTCAAGTGTGAGAACGAGAAGTACCAAGCAATTAAGATACATCATGACCGTATTGAGTTTAGGATTATCAGCGCAGTACCAAACGTTAAGACATTGAAGTGGCGAACTAAGTTGTTGATGATGATTCTACAACACCCTACCAATGACATTATCAAAGCGTACTACAATGTAGATACCAAGTTCACAAAAATACTTAAGCAAACCTACTCTGATGAGAAGTTGGTTGAGTTGAAAGAAAGATTTATAAAATTTACAAGACAATTCGAGGGAATAGATATTAATAACAATAAAAAATAAAACATTATGTGCATAGCAATTTTAAACTGTAAAAAAGGTGGAAGACTACCTAAAAAACAAATTCAAAACTCTTGGGATAACAATGATATGGGAGCAGGGCTTCTATGGAATAAAGATAACAAGTTAAATGTATTCAAAACGTATGAGTACGAAGAGTATATCGAGAAGTATAACGAGCTGCGTGATGATAAGTCTATCGGGCATATTGTCCTACATTTCAGGATAGCCACAAGTGGATACAAAGGAGAGCATAACCTACACCCATTCCTTACCAATGATAACTTAGGGTTCGTACATAACGGAGTGATTAAGGGATTAGGTAATAAAACATTCTCAGATACGTATGAGTTCAACGATATGCTTAAGAAATTCAGTCATAACTTCCTGACTTGTGATATGAGTAAGTTCTTCATATCAGAGTACATAGGGTATAGCAAGTTAATCTTCTTAGATAATAAAGACAAGTACACCATTATCAACGAAGAGTTAGGCAAGTGGTCAAGTGGCAATTGGTACTCAAACGATTCGTATAAAGAATATAATGACTACTCGTACCACGGGAATGTTAAGGTAGCTAAGGGTGCTAACAATAGCGTTGACTTCTCAGCTAAGTGGGACGATATGGACGTATGGGATAGCCCTACGCCTAAGACATATACCTATGATGATGAGGAGTTGTATGATGAGTGGGAGATATACGAATACTTATGCGACCTATACGGATTAGACCCTAACGATGAGTCCTCATTCAAGGAGATTGAGATATATATGGACTTAAACGGAGCTAAAACTATTACTGAACTGTACGATACTATCGTACTTTAATTAAAACTATCATTATTATGGAAACATTAATAGTTTTATGTGCGTACTTACTAGGTATATTCACAGGAATGAATTTAAAAAAATAATAGTTATGGAAAATGAAAATTATTATGTTGAGTTTACAGGAGAGTTTTATCAATCTGTATTTCCAAAAAACGAATCAGACAAAAGTCAACTTCATACTACAAAGCAAGATGCTATAGATTATATAGTTCAAGAGAGTGGAGTATATCCAACAATACTTTAATAATTAAAAACTATCATCATTATGGAAGACGTAACCAAATTTTATGAGTGGCTCTTAAAAATTAAAAGCATTCATTTAGCAGACAATTACCGTATGAGCAAGGCGTTCGATACGGTATATCAAAACAGTGTTGAACCAATTAAAAGAGAACGGAAATGTACACTATCTACTTAGAGTATAGAGGCAATAATGAGCTGCTGACAAAGGTCAGTGGCTTAGCCAAAGCAAGAGCAGTGTGTAACCAAATAGCCAACGACTGTGGAGATAACTTCATAGTGTGGTATAAAAAACTAAAACAATGACTAAAGAATTTATACCTTACGAACGAGCATTAGCTTTAAAAAAATTAGGATTTGATGAATCTTGCATAGGTTTTTATAATGTTAGAAGCCTTTTTGTACCTGATTATAAAGTAACTAAATTACAAATTGATAATTTAAGATTAGAAAAATGTTGTTTAGCGCCAACATTCGCACAAGCATTTAGATGGTTTAGAGAGAAGTATAATTTAGATAAAGTAATCTACCCAACGTTAGGAAGTGAAGGAAATTACTATATAAATATTTTTCAAAATTATAATAGTGATAATTCTTTGTATTGGAATTGCTCCTATGAAACATTAGAAGAAGCAGAACTTGAATGTCTTAAAAAATTAATTGAGATATGCAACACACACAAACAGTAACGCCTCACGGAGGATTTAACAAATCAGAACAGATGAAAGATAACAAATTAATAGCAGAGTTTATGGGGTTTCAACATACATCAATAGGTTGGTATGATGCAGAGGAATGCCTACCTTTTAAATATGAAAATACATTTGACAACTTGAGATTTGATAAGGATTGGAATTGGTTGATTCCTGTGGTGGAAAAGATTGAGAGCACTAAATATTTTAATAGTGAAATTCAATTTTCAATTACTAAGTATGCAGTTAGTATTCAGTCAATAGATAAGAATGGTGTAATAATATCTCCTTGTATATTTTCAAAGCAAGGTACTTTTGCGGGTACAGAAAAAAGAAACGCTATATATATAGCCTGTGTAGAATTTATTAAATGGTATTATAAAAATGATTAAAGTAACAGAAGACAATTTCGTTTGGAAAGTTCTAACCGAAAGTCAAGCCAAATTCATATTCATATCAGGAATATTTGAGTTATATTTGCTATTCGATGATGGCACAGATACCCTCATTGAAAGCATTGAAGAGATAGGAGAAGCTACCAAAGAGGGAGCGCAATTAGTAATTGAAGTAGGATTTTATGAAAGTATATAGAGTAAGTACAACTGCGTATGAAGAGGAGGACTTCTTCTTACATACAGAGATAACAGAACAGGAAATCATAGATGTAGTAACACCAATAGTTATGCGAGAACGTGATGGCTACGAGGATTACGATAACGAATTATTACTTGATGCTTTAAGAAAGAAGTATTCAAGAAAAGCGATTGAGCTATATACAGAGTTCGATACGATTAAGATTTAGAAGGGCGGCGGTTAAAAAATCCTTACTTATCGGTAATGTAGGTCGTTGTAATGCTATTGGTCAATTCAGTCGCTGCTCAGAGTTTACGCTCTACTCATAATACTGAAATTACAATAAGATTGACTGATGGAAAGACATCAACAGGGCATTTGGTGTAAGATATTGGTAACATTCCACTTATTAGGAGATAGGGGTTCGATTCCCCTAATGCCCACTAACTTTAAATTAAATCAAATGGAACAGAATGAAACACTACAATCGTTTACGGCAAAAACATTAGATGCTATTGACGATGCAAAGAAGTTATTAAGAGAGCATGGGTATTTTGTCGATAACTTATGGCAAACTTGTGACATCACAGACATTTGGGAATGTACAGAGGAACAGGCTCAGGAGTTATTATACAAGGCACTTACAAGTGAGTCAACAGTAGAGCAGATACACATTGCTGTTTGTTTTATGGCAGAAGATATGAACTTAAAAGAACTATCATAATTATGAAAAACATACACATATTACAACAAACAGATAAACCGAGTAGGTTACACGAATACGACTTCCTATCTCCAATGGGTTTATCAAAAGAACCTTTACAATGGAGATTGGGTAGAAACATCTACATCACTTCTGATGAAGAAATTAAAGAAGGAGATTGGTTTATAGATATTACTCTTACTAATAATGGTTTAATATATAAATCAGCAGGATTTTCAAATTCTTTAGCGTATGAAGGTTGGGTAAAATCAACAACAAATATTATAAAAGAACCAAAAACTCAATGTAAAAAAATCATCCTAACAACAGACCAAGACTTAATCAAAGATAGTGTACAAGCTATTGATGATGAGTTTTTAGAATGGTTCATAAAAAATCCAAGTTGTGAGGAGGTTGAGGTTATTAAACATGTGGTAGATATGAGTATCTACGTGGATGATATTGAAAAGTGTAATGATACTAACTATGTAGAATACGAAATAATCATTCCAAAACAAGAATCTAAACAAGAAACACTTGAAGAAGCTAAAAAACAACAGTTTAAGTATGATAACCTACAAGATGCTAAAGAAATTTCTTCACGCGTTAAAGTAGTTGAAACACTTGAAGAAGCTGCTGAAAGAATATATCCAAAAAACATTGTGAGTGATGGTTATGATACAAATTTTTTAGGTAGAGTTGGATTATATTTAGGTGCTAAATGGCAACAAGATAAAATATGTGATTCAGAAGTAATACAAAGAATTAGAGGAACAAAATCAGATGCAGAAGCACGAAGAATTATTAGAACAATTTAAAAAGAAATAAGATGAAAGAAATATTAGAAGTTATAGTAATATTATTTTTTATAATTGGTGTTTTTACGATTGCAGGAATAGTAATAGAATATTTAGTAAACAAATTTAGCAAGTAAAATGAAAGAAGACGAAGTGCCGTATTATAAATGGTGTTACGGAAAGTTTATATTAGTAGGTTATGTAATAAAAGATAAAAAGTAAATTATGAAAGATTATTTTGAATTAGAAGTTTGCGTAGAACAATGGGCAGAAGACAAAGGTATATTAGCTAAGGCTACACCTATGAAACAGGCAATGAAGACTCAAGAAGAGTTGACTGAGTTGTGTAATGCTATCCTTGATAACGACAGGGAAGAGATTAAAGATGCTATTGGAGATATTGTGGTAACACTAATCATTCAAGCCAAGATGCAAGGTATGACTATCGAAGAATGTTTGAACGCTGCATACGATGTAATAAGTAAGCGAACAGGAGTTATGAGAAACGGACAGTTCGTAAAAGATAAGTAGATATGAATAGTGGCTGCTTTAAAAAAGGAAACAAACCTTGGAACTTAGGGCTAAAGGGAATGCATCTCAGTCCTGATACAGAGTTCAAGAAAGGAGAAAGGTTTGGTAAAGAACACTATAGTTGGAAAGGCGGTGTTCAATTAGTTAAGAATGATTGTGCATATCTTTATGAAGGAATAAACAAACGAGTCAGAAGACCCAAAAAAGTATATGAAGATGCTAATGGAAAAATTCCTAAAGGTTGGATTATATACCACTTAGATAAAGATAAGGACAATGACCAATTGGATAATCTAATAACTATTCCAAGAGCGATACTTGTTAAAATAAACGCAAACAGAATGAACGCAAATTATTATGAAATTAAAAAAGCAGTAGAAGAATATGGAAGATAAAATAGTACAGTCAGTAGTTAATAAATACCAACAACGCTCAGCAGTTGGTCAAGAGAAGTATGGAGTTACATTAGAGCGTGATGATTTAAACTTCTTACAGTGGCTTACCCACTTACAGGAAGAACTAATGGATGCATCGCTGTATATTGAGAAGCTAAAGTCAGAGTTAGAGAGTAGTCCTACTTTCCCCGATGGGCATGTCATAACAAAAGAGAGTTGGGATAACGCAAACAAGATTACACTAAATGGTTTTGTGTATGTAAAATTCACAGATTTAAAACTTTATAAATGAAATACAAAGTTTACGGAGCATTAATGTGGTTGCTGTTTATAGCAATCATAACACTATCATTATTATTAATAACAAATACAATTTAAAATGACAATTCAAGACCAATTTAACTTAGAGTCAAGTAAAGAAAATCCAAACACTTTATTACTGTCAATACTGTCAAAAATATTAGACAGAGGTACAATTACTTTAGAAGAATGGAAATCATTAGGTAGGTTTATACCTAAAAAACAATTCCTTGACGAGAATCCAACAGGGGTAGTACTCGCATCTTGCGTAGAAGTAATACAATATCCGGGAGCACATTACATTCAAGTAATGGAGTCAGGTACATTTAGATACAACTCAAAGATACATAGCAAAATACTTGACCAAGTTGAAGATATAGTATGGTTTTTAATATTTGAAAAACTTTGGTGTAATAAATGTTAGAAATTTGTATGGGATATGAATTTTTTTTGTATCTTTGTACTTTAATTAAATCAAATCAAATGAAAGAAGATGTATTCAATCAATACGTTGGAAAGGTATTAGACCTATTCAATATGGACAGAGAAACCTTTTTCTCAAAGTCAAAACAAAGGCATATAGTAGATGCAAGACAGTTAGTTTACTACCTATGCCATAAAAGACAAATTAAGTCTATTATCATACAAAGATTTATGGAGAATAATGGCGTTTCTATATTCAATAATTCAATTGCTAACGGAGTAAAAAACGTTGAGATTAAACTTGAAGAAGATAGAGATTACAAAATCATTATCAACGACATAGAGAAAGCAGTTTTTATATAATTAATCAAATCAAATCAAATGGAATTAAAACAATCGACATTCGAGAAATTGTCAGCTATCAATGTGAACGCAAAGGTAGAAAAGAAAAGCGGTCTAACTTATTTAAGTTGGAGTTATGCTTGGAGTGAAATAAAAAAGAATTGCCCTGATGCTTCTTATCAAATTAAGGGAGACCCTATTACTCAGAAGCCATACTTCTACGATGAGAATCTTGGGTATATGGTAATGACAGAGGTAACAGTCGAAGGTAAATCATTAGAGATGTGGCTACCTGTTATGGATGGAGCTAACAAAGCTATGAAAGCTACGCCATATAGCTACATTACAAGATACGGAGAGAAGTCAGTAGAAGCCGCTACAATGTTTGACATCAACAAAACATTAATGAGATGCTTGGTTAAGAACCTTGCTATGTTTGGTATGGGTATTTATATCTATGCAGGAGAAGACTTGCCTGATACGCCAACTGAACCTACAGCTCCTGTTGCAGCAGCCAATCTAAAGAAAGAAGAAGCTACTGAATTACCTCAACTTATTAAAGATACCGACAATTGGATTAATGTAGTTAAATACGTTACAGCTAATAAAGAGTTAGGTATGGAGAAAATCGGAACGCAGTTAAATCGTAAATACAAAATCAGTCCTGCTCTTAAGAAAGAAATAGCAATCATCATAAAAACAACAGCATAATGGCAGTAGTAAACGAACAGATACTTGATTTATTAAGAAACGATACTGAGTATTACTCAGGTATCGGAAAGAATTATTTATCCAACTCAGACATCGGAACATTATTAGAGAACCCGAAAGAGTTCGGTAAACCACGTGAAGATAATAAAGCGTTTGCTGAAGGCAGATACTTTCATCAATCTATCTTAGAACCTGAGAAGATTAAAGATGTATTGTTTGTTGATGTAAGTACTCGAACTACTAAGGAATACAAAGAGTTCTGCATAGCTAACAAATTACCGTTCTGTTTGCTTAAAAAGGAAATAGATGAAGTCAAGGGTCTTGTAAAGATTATCAACGGTAATATCGCATTTTTTGAGGAGATATATAAAGACGGTAATCAGTTTGAGGTTCCTGCTGTTGGAGAGATTCAAGGTATGATGTGGAAAGGCAAAGCAGACATCGTGACTAACGAATGTGTGATTGACTTGAAGACCACGAGTGATATACAAAAGTTCAAGTGGAACGCTAAGAAATATAATTACGATTCACAGTGCTACATATACCAAAAACTATTCGGTAAGCCTTTAGTATTCTACGTTATTGACAAAGTAACAGGTATCCTTGCGGTATTTAAACCAACTGAGGAATTTGTAAAAGGCGGCGAGGAAAAAGTAGCACGAGCTATTGATATGTATCAGAGATACTTCTCAGCCAATCCTTCAGACGACATTGACAATTATTACATTGATGAATTTTTATATTAAGAGATATGAAATATTTAATCAGCGTAGTACTTACGTTTCTATCAGTATTAGCCTTTATGAAACTATTATTCTTGTTAAATAAAGGCAATACTATTGCGAATATTTTCGCTATAATCGGAATATTCCTATTGGGATATTTAATAATCAAAACAAAATTATTCACTCAAATTAAATCAAAATGAAAAAATTAGCATTAGCATTTTTAGTAGCAATTTCAGTAGCATCTTGCACAACAGCCGACTCATCAGAAGTGGCATTAGTAGTTGACCAAATCGGTAACGACAAAGGAGTTCCAAATATTCAAATGGAATCAGGATTCATATTCTATTTCCCGCCAACACAGGATGTATTTATGTATCCAACATCAGTTCAGCATAAAGTTTGGACCGCAGACAATCAAGAGGGTTCAGAAACAGATGAACATATTGACGTAACCTCATCAGATGGGGCTACATTCGGACTTGATGTATCTGTAAACTTACAACTTCAAAGAGCAAGGGCGTCAGAGTTGTTTATCAAGTATAGAGTTGATATGAATGATTTAATAGATACAAGAGTAAGAACTATTGTTAGAAAAGAACTTTTAGATAACGCTGTTAATTTCGCATCAGATAGTTTGTTACAACATAGAAACGTGTACGAAGCAAACGTAACAAAGACATTAGCTTTATCATTAGAGAAAGAAGGTTTTACACTTAATAATATTGCAATTTTAAAGATGGCATTACCATCATCATACAAGAAAGCTATTGAAAGAAAGATTGCCGTGTTGCAAGAAACAGCAACAATCATCTCTCAAACTAAACAGGCAGAGCAGACAGCATTGAAGAAAGTAGCATTAGCTAAAGGTAACTACGAGGCAGCACAATACGATGCCAAAACAAAAGAAATCTTATCACAACCTAAATTACTTGAGTTATACAGAGCAGAGACAGAAAGAGTATGGGCAAATAAAGGTAAGTCTCCTTATGGTTCTAATAATGTATTTGGAACAGCATCAGGTATTCTTTTAAATAAATAGATATGTGGGATTTATTTTATAATTGGATAGCTCCAATCGGAATTACAGTTATGTTTCTTTTTATGATAATTATGCTTATAGCTATCGTAAGAGATATGTATAATAATTATTAACAATACACCAAGCATAGCTTTAATCTCAGGGAGTTATGCTTGGTTCAAATAGACTGAGATAAACTAAATAAATTATTACAATGGCACAAGACCAAGAAAAGATTTTTGCAGATGGATTCATCTTCAAAAGAAACGAGAAAGCACCTGACTTCGTAGTGGGTAGATTATCAATTAAAGTAGAAGATGCAATTGCATTTATGAAGAAACACGAGAAAAGCGGATGGGTAAACCTAAACGTAAAGACTGCTCGTAGTGGGAATTACTATATGGACTTGGATACTTTTCAAGCTAATGATAGTTCTCCTAAAGAAAGTGCTGTCGATAATTACAACAAAAAGGCAGAAACTAAACAACAACCAACTATTCAAGAGGAGGAAGAAGAAGACCTCCCGTTTTAGTAACTTACTGATTACTAATTAGTTAAAAGAGGAATGTAACAGTTCCTCTTTTTTTACCAACGGTTCATACCGTAAATGACAATAAAATTTCCCTACTACTACTCTATAGAAATATATATATATTATTTTTTTTTAAAATAGAAAAAGAGAAAATAATTGACATAAAAGACAGTAGTCCTGATTATCAATAAGTTAAGAAACAAAAAACGACATAAAATCGACACGAGATGACGCACACAGTAACAATCTTCCAAAACATACGAGATACGGACACTCCGTTCTTCAGGGATGTTAATATAATACTTGAGAGAATCAAAGATGGTACAGGTGCTACCAAAGACATTGTCAAACGCATCAGACAAGAAAAAAATAAATCAGAACGTAATGAGATTAAGAAATTACTACCCGCTATTTGTTTCAGCGGTACGTTTAATAAAAGATTAGATAACGCATTGGACCAACACTCAGGACTTGTATGTTTGGATTTTGATGGGTATTCAAAACAAAAAGAGTTATTGCAAGACAAAGAGACTATATCGAAAAACAAATATGTATTTTCAGTATTCATATCTCCTTCAGGTAATGGTTTAAAAGTATTGGTTAAGATTCCTGCTGATGCAGACAATCATACAAACTACTTCAATAGCTTAGAAAAGCATTTTAATAGCCCTTATTTCGACAAAACAAGTAAAAACCTTAGTCGAGTATGCTACGAGTCTTATGACCCTTTAATTCACGTTAATGAGAACTCTTCTGTTTGGGATATAATTGAAGAACCTGAATACGTTGAAGTAAATAGAGTTAGAGACCAAGCAACTATACCAATCTCAGATGAGAATAAAATTGTTGAGATACTTGTTAAGTGGTGGGAGAAGAAATATCCTATGCAAGAAGGTCAGCGTAATCACAATGCGTATATACTTGCTATGGCTTTCAATGATTTTGGTGTTAACAAAAGTCTTGCAGCTTATATCTTAAATCAATTTGCTACTGCTGACTTCTCAATTTCAGAGATAGCTATTACAATTGATTCAGCTTATAAGCATACTGCTAACTTCGGCACTAAGTATTATGAAGATGAGGAGCGTATCAATCAGATACGTGCAAAGCTAAGACGAGGTGTATCAAAAAAGGAAATTCGCTACCAACTGCAAGACTCCAATTTGGATAGCGATACTATCGATGCTGTGCTAAATAAAGTTGAGGATGAAAATTCTAAAATGACATTTTGGACAAAGAACGATAAAGGAGTTATAAAAATAGAGCACATACTGTTCAAGCAATTCCTTGAGGACTCAGGCTTCTATAAGTTCTGTCCTGAAGGTAGTAGGAATTATGTATTTGTAAAGGTTACTAACAATCTTATTGACCATACATCAGAGAAAGAGATTAAGGATTTTGTTCTTACACATTTGTTAGAGTTAGATGATTACAGTATATACAATTACTTCGCAGACAATACGAGATACTTCAAGGATGATTTTTTATCAATGCTATCAACGATTGACATATACTTTATCGCAGATAAGAAAGACTCAGCGTACTTGTATTATAAAAACTGTGCTGTAAAGATTACTAAAGATGGTATCTTGATTATTGACTACTTAGACTTAGGTGGATATGTATGGAAAGACCACGTGATTGATAGGAACTTTAGTCTTTGTCCTGTTACAGGTAAATGTGATTTCAAACAGTTTATATCGAACATAAATGGCAACGATGAGAACAGGATAAAAACAATGGAGAGTACGATAGGATTTCTTCAACACGGATACAAGAACTTATCTTTCTGTCCTGCTGTAATTCTAAACGATGAGGTTATTAGCGACAATCCTGAAGGAGGAACAGGAAAGGGATTAGTTATGAACGCCCTTAGTAATATGAAGAAGCTCGTAGTAATTGACGGTAAGTCATTTAATTTTGAGAAGTCATTCCCTTATCAGTTGGTATCGGCAGATACGCAGATACTTTGCTTTGATGATGTCAAGAAACATTTTGATTTCGAGAGACTGTTCAGTGTGATTACTGAGGGGTTGACATTAGAGAAGAAGAATAAAGACGCTATCAAGATACCATTCAACAAATCTCCAAAAGTTGCAATAACAACTAACTACGCAATCAAAGGTGCAGGGAACTCATTTGCGAGACGAAAATGGGAATTAGAACTACATCAGTATTACACATTAGATTTCACGCCAAGAGACGATTTTGGAAAGATGATGTTTGGAGATTGGAATGATGATGATTGGTGTGAGTTTGACAATTATATGATTGGGTGCTTGAGCTATTATCTTACTTACGGATTAGTTAAGTCTAAGTTTGTGAACTTAAAGATTAGACAGTTATCAGCAGAGACTTGCCACGAGTTTATCGAGTGGGTTGGGTTGGTAGATAACAACGACAAAAGTACTGCGCTTCCTACAAATGTTAGACTATATAAGAACGAGTTGTACCATACGTTTGTCGATGAGTATCCTGACTACGGTTCAAGAGGTAAGATGACAATTAGTAGGACAAAGTTCTACAAATGGCTGATAGCTTATGCTATATACAAAGAAGGACTAATGCCTGAAGAGGACCGAGACCACTTGGGTAGATGGATAATTATTAAGAAGAGAGCAGATAACGAAACACAAATTCAATTAAATAAAGAATGATATGGAAGAACCTAAAATTTACAGTCAAAAAGAAGTTCTAAAAAACATTAATATCTTCAGAGACAGAGAAGATGAGTTATTATTACAACGCAAAGAACTGAACAAAACATTATTCAAAGTAAGAAAGCAAAAAGAATATTGGAAAACATTAGATATTAGTCAACTAAAATTAATTTAATTATGTCAAGATATTTTAAACCAATTACAAGAATTAAAAAAGTAATGGACTTCTACTACAAAAGAGGAGTCAATTCAGAGAGAGTTAATGAATTATATCGTAAAATTTTAAAAATAATAGAATGATATTATACAGACAGAAAAGCGAGAGCAAAGATGAGTACATTATCAGGTTTATGAATGATATTGATATGACCTTACAGCATCCTGATTTCAAGGAACGCTATGAGGTTTGTATTTCAAATTTAAGATTAGAAAAACCAAAACGTAAAAGAATATGAAAGTAACAAAAGTACAGAGACTTCATCATCTATTAGATAGTTTAGAAGTGGAAGAAGGAATTAATATACGCAAGTATGTATTAGATAATTGGGGCAGGTTTGACCATTACACCAAGAGGTCATTTGATGTGGTTGTATGTAACACAAAGAAGTTAATGCCGCATAAGAAGTTCGACTCACGTTCAAAAGAAATAATCAGAACACTATGAAGAGACAATTGTTTAACATATTACTCAATGTAATATACTTCGCAATAATAACACTAATTTTAGCATACACACTATGACACCAAAAGAAAAAGCATTAGATTTAATGGATAGTTTTATCCAAAGAACTAGAAACAAATGGGAATCATCAATGAGTTATAAACGGGCAAAACAATGTGCATTAATAGCAGTTGATGAGTTAATAAATGATAGATTAAATTCAAATATCCTTTATCCATCATATTGGCAAGAAGTTAAACAAGAAATAGAAAAATTATGAAAAAGTTTAAATTAATAAAAGAGTATCCGGGCGGTCCTATATTAGGAACAGAAGTTGAAAAAAGAGACGATAAAATTTATATGGCTAATAGTTATCTTATTTTTAGACATAGCGTAGAGGACTATTCTGAGTTTTGGGAGGAGGTTGAAGATACTTGCTATATGGTTTCTTTAACTGATATGCCTTTTCATAATGCTTGGGAGCCAATTAAGATACCTGATATTAGAGTAGATACAGATATTAAAAAACACTTTAGTAGTAAAGAAGGAGCAAGAGATTTTATAATACAGTATAAACCTTGTTTATGTTTTAATGATGTAAGAGGTTTTGTAGGACATAATTTTTTTGGCTCAACATCTCACGAAAAATTATTTGAACTTGTAAAATCAAGAATATGAACAGTACACAAATGACACATATTGGAATGATAAATTCATTCAACATACTAACAGAAAAAGTATCTGTTGAGCAAGTTATAAACGCAGGAATAGGTGTATTCGCACACTTACCTGACGAGGAAGCCGCATTTGATAGCATTAACTTTATGATATTCTATTTCAAAGAGATTGAGATGTACGAGAAGTGCGCACAACTAAAAGAGTATATAGCTAAGACATTCAACGAAGATGGAACGTATAAGGAAGAATGTTGTAAATGTGATATGCCTGAGATTGATGAGTACGTTCCAAAAATAAAATGCTCACTATGCAATCAGAGACTCAAACGATAGACATACTTGAAAGGAATACAGGTTTCAATAATGAAGAGATGTGGAAGCAATGCGAGTTATTAAAGAGCGTTGTATTTCAAACTATTGAAACAAAGACAGGAAGGGGTAAAAATGTTAGAATAATACAAAGCTTCAAACACAATACCCCTTCAGAGGTAAGAGACAGGATAGCTAATAGTTGTGAGCATTATAAGAAACTTCACGAGAAAGATATGGAAAGAAACAATCAAATAGAGTTTAGGGATTATCAAAACGACATTATTAGAAAAGGAACAGACATACTAACTAAAAATGGATTTGTCTATCTCGCTATGGAAGTTCGTACAGGTAAGACACTAACAAGTCTTGGGATAGCGGAAAGAATTAACAGTAGCAATGTATTGTTCTTAACAAAAAAGAAAGCAATAGGAAGTATAAAAACAGATTACAATCTTTTAAATCCTCCATACGAACTTACCGTTACGAACTATGAAAGCATACATAAAATACCCGAATCAAAATGGGATTTAATTGTTTGTGATGAAGCTCATTCAATGGGTGCATTTGCTAAGCCAAGTAATAGAGCAGTTCAGGTTAAAGACTTAATTGCTAAATCAAAAGCGAATGTTATTCTCTTATCAGGCACACCTACTCCTGAGTCCTACTCTCAGATGTATCATCAAGTTTATGGAATACCTAAAAATCCTTTTAGAGAATTTAAGAATTTCTACAGATTTTGTGATAAATTTGTAAATGTAAAAACTAAAATGATAAACGGATTGGTTATCAAAGATTATTCCGATGGTATGTATACTATAGTTCAGGAAATGGATTGCTTTACTATAAATTATACTCAAGCAGAGGCGGGATTTGTCGCTACAACTACTGAAGAAATATTTGAGGTTGAGCTTAAAGAATCAACTTATAAGATGATTGCTAAACTAAAAAGAGAATTGGTCATTCAAGGAAAGGAAGAAGTTATTTTAGGAGATACACCTGTAAAATTGATGAGTAAGATACATCAATTATATTCAGGAACAGTAAAGTTTGAGAGTGGGAAGTCAATGGTTATTGATACCACAAAGGCTGAGTTTATTCAAGAACAATTTATGGGATGTCAAATTGGTATCTTCTATAAGTTTAAAGAAGAATTAGTAGCTTTACAGAAAATATTCGGAGATGAATTGACGACTGATTTAGATGAGTTCAATAATAGTTATAAGAATATTGCATTGCAGATTGTATCAGGTCGAGAAGGTATTAGTTTAAAGAAAGCAGACTACCTTGTGTATTACAACATAGACTTTAGCGCGACAAGCTATTGGCAAAGCAAAGACAGAATGACTACCAAGGAGAGATTAGAGAACCAAGTGTTTTGGATATTTGCTAAAGGTGGTATCGAACAAGAGATTTATAAAGCAGTAACTAAGAAGAAGGACTACACATTAGCCCACTTCAAAAAAGATTTTTATTTATGACACCAAAAGAAAAATATGTTGGAGCTTATTTAGATGGTTACTTTTCAGATAAAGAATTTAAACAGTACGGAATAGAATATTTATCAGCTTTAAATATTGCTACAGAAAGAGCTGAAAAGAATTGGAAAATGTTTAAAAGAGCAAAAGTTCTTACAAAGAAAAGAACGAAAGAAATATTACAAGATAATAACTATTAAAAAAGATTTTTACTTATGAAAGAAAATAAAAAATATAAGTTAATAAAAATATATCCGGGTTATGAAATACTCGGAGCTATTGCTTATCAATCAGGGGAGTATTATTATGTAGTAAATCCCGATAAAAGTATTAGTGAAAACTATATAAAACAGTTACCAAAAGTAATAGAAAATAATCCTGAATATTGGGAGTGGATAATTACAGAAAACAAATTACTTAATAAATATTTAGAAGCTACAAAAAAACCTTTTGCAGATATAGGTAGTATGTATGACGTTGATATTGCAGAGAAATGTGTAGAAGTAGCAGATGAATTTGCTATTGGGTTTGCAGAGTGGATAACTCAAGCGGAATTACCTTTAGAAGAACTATTAAAAACCTATAAAAAAGATTTTTACTTATGACAAAATTAATATGGGAAGATTTTACACACATAGAAAAACAAAAGCAAGAAGAAAGAGATAATTTTGCTATTGACTTTCATCAATGGATGAGAGTAAATGACACTAAGGAAAACGCTGAGAAGTATTTTCACTATACAGATAAAGATATGTTAAATGCATTTAAAGAAGAAAAAGGATTATGACGCTAAATAAAAAATATTGTGCATTAATAGATAGCGATAGTGGATATGATAATCAATTATTAGCTGATTGTTGTGAGAATATAGCAGATGAATTTGCTATTGGATTTGCAGAGTGGATTGATAGTGATTTTTATCAAGGAGATGATGTTAATGAATATCATAAATCTATTATAGAATATAGAGAGGGTAAAATTTTTACAATAAAAGAACTATTAGAAATCTACAAAAAATAAAAAAAAATGGATTATCCACCCGAAGAAAAAGAGTATACTTGCAAGTATTGCGGAGAGGACTCAGAGAAAGAATTTTGTAGTAAAGAATGTGCGAAAGCATACAAATCAGATAATTGATATGAAAAATAAAATGGCAGGGGAACACCCATCGTACGACAAATTAGGTATGTCGGAAGAAAGAAGAAAGAAGAAGTTGGCTTATGATACCAAGTATCAGAACAGCCCGAAGAGGGTTAACTACCGTGAGAAACTAAACAAAGCTAACCGTGATGCCGGAACTTACGGTAATGGAGATGGATTGGATATGAGCCATACAAAAGTTGGCGGTATGGTAAAAGAGAATATGATGTCCAACAGAGCGAGAAATGGTCAGAACGGAAAATCAAGTAAGAAATGATAAAATGTGTCTGTATAGATGCTGAGAATAAACCAAGTAAGATACCTCAGCACAAGTGGTTAGAAAAAGATAAAGAGTACACGTTGGCTTTTAGCATGACTGTGCTACCTCAAAAGCAATTGGCTTTCCAAGTTCAAGAGATTGACCTTGATGATAGTTGTTCTCCCTTCTCGTGGTTCTTAGCGAGTCGATTTTCCTTTAAAAAAGAAGACTTAGATAAACTAATTGAGTTCATCAAGGAATGCAACCACATAACATTCTCAGTTAATGAATTAATGAAAACAACTAAGGTAGATGAAAGAGAGTCAAATACAATCGAAAAAGATTAAGGAACTTGAAGCTCAGGGATATTATGTTTTGAAGTTGATTAAAACCAACAAGAACGGTATACCTGATTTACTTGCTATTCCTAAAGACTCAAACGTTGAGTTTTATGAAGTCAAAGGACCGACAGGTAAGTTATCGAAGCTACAAGAGTACAGGATAAAAGAATTAACCGAACACGGAGTAAAAGCCGAAGTGTTTAAACCAATCTAATTAAATGGAATTATCATATTACGAAACAACTGAGTCAGAAATAAATTCTCTAAAAGAGATAATAAATAATATGTTTAGCGTTGATTTGTCCGAGAATACAAGAGAAAGAAAATTAGTTGATGCCCGTAAAGTGTATTCAAAGGTATTACGAGATAGAGGACATACTTACGAACTAATAGCTAAATCTTTAAATAGAGACCACGCTACAATAATACATTATATGTCAAGTATTGACTCTATACTTTTATATGATAAAAATTTAAGAGACAAGTATTTATCTTGTAAAAGCTTATTTCTTGAAGGAAAGGGAGAGCTTATTCTTAATAGCAGAAAGAAAGATGTTGATTTATTTATGACTATAATTAGACTAAACGGAGAGCTTCAAGATGCTATTAAAGAAAAGAAGGAAATATTGACTAAATTTGTAGATTATTTAGAACAATTTGAAAAAACAACAGGATATATACCTAATGTTCTTGATATTAAACGGAACATTTTACCAAAGTTTAATAGCTAAAATATGAAATCAATTTTAAATAGCGAAGACGAAAGAGCAGCTCGTATTGCTTATAGAGTAAATGAATACCATATATCATTAGCAAATGTATATGAGAATTTAGTTGACCGTGATTTTAAAATGGTAAGAAAAGAAACTCAGTTTCTAATTGTAGAATTAAGATTGATACTAAAATCAATAGAAGAAGATGACTTTTGAAACAGAGCAGGACTTAAAAAGAGAACAAAAAGCTATAACTACATTCGTAAATACATTCGGAGGTTCATTCCAAAAGCTTGACCCTCAAGATATTGACTACAAAGTATTTGATAAAGAAGGTAAACTAATTGCATACGCTGAGGTAAAAGGAAGGATACGAACGCTATATGATGCCTATCCATTACCAATAGCAGCAAGGAAAGTCCTTAAACTTTCAGACAAGAGATTGGCTCCTGTAGTGATATGGTCTTGTGAAGATGGTATAATCTACGGTAGGGTTGAGAAATTAAAAGGAGAAATCAAGTGGGGTGGTCGTACCCCACGTGATAATTCCTTTAATGATTTAGAGCTTATGATATTCTATGATAAACAAAAGTCATTGAAGTATGTTAGATTTATCTAATCCTTATCATCTCTTTTTTTACGCTCTTTAATTTTAGCATTTGCTTTTTTCTCTCTTTCCTTAATCCTTTCATACATAGTACCTTCTCCGAAATTTCTTTCATATAATTTAGGATTAGTCTTCTTCATTTGTTCTTTACTTTCGTAACTACCTAGCAATTGCTCTTCTAAAGTTTTTTGATACACATCTTTCATCATAGACTTTCTAATTTCTTTATAAAGAGGTACGAGACCTAAATTTCCTAATACTTCTAATGGTATTCTTCTACTTATTTCTTTTTCTCGTCTTTCTATAGCATCAGCCTCTTTTTTCTCAGGCTCAAATGCTTTCTTTAAGACAAGGTCAGTAGTTTTTATAGCAGGACCAAAAGACCCTGTCATATTTTTAAGCAAATCAAAAGCTCCTGTTTGTACTCCTTTTTTCTCAGGAGGTATAACTGAATACTGTAACGCATCTTTATACGGGTCATATTCTCCTGTTCTCAAGTCTTCAAGATATTCTTTATTAACTTCTTCCAATCCGTAATTAATAATAGTCTTACTTACGTTTCCAAAATCCCTACCAAATAACATAGAGGTAAATGTTGATGCTAATGCCTGACCCACAGATTGAGCTGCTGATTTTTCATCTTCTTCTTCTTCGTCATCAAATATTAATCCTATAATACCTCCTCCTAATACTTTTATTAATAAACTATATACAGTCATACGAGTGGCAACAGCTCCTAATAAAGCAACTCCTTGTCTTCTTGTTAATGAACCATTACCCATAGCAGCATATATGCCTGTTCTTGCAGTAACATATTCATATACCATAAATCTAGTCATAAAATTATTAAAGTTATTAAATGCTTTTATAGTAATGCTTTGGTCAGGCTTGCTTGTCCCTTTAAGTATTCCGGTAAAAGCATTGTTACTTGCTCCTGTTATTACCGACCTTTCGTCAGCAATATTTTTAGCTTCTTCAATAGCTTTTTTGTTTTCATTCATATAAGCCTCATCATTCGCTGCAATTTTTTTAAAATCTATTTCATTTCCTGTTATTTTTTTGAAATTAAAAGCAAATGAGCCAAACCATATAGGTCTCATAATTACCTTATCAGGAGTAGATATTAAAACATCTGCTGTTAACTCAACTGCATTAACATATTTCTTACCTGTTCTGTTCCAAATCTGTTCTATTTTATTTACAATAGGATTTTTAGACTTACCTCCTTTTATACCGCTTGCTTGACTTAATATATTGGTATCAATCATTCTTCCTGATAAAGTATCTGTTGGAAAAATTCTATTAGTCTCCTTACTATTTACATTATTCATTATAGCAGGAGCATCATCAGACATAGTTACATCATTATATTTTGTTCCTTCGGTAAATGAACTTGGGTCGCTAATAAGAACAAATCCTACGTTTGATAGAAGTTCTGATGCAAATCTACCTGTTCCTGCAAGAACAGCTCTATATCCTTGCTTACTGATATAATCAACAACATCATCTCCAATAGATGTTTCCATATAACTATTGGTTATTAAGTTGCTAACAGACTCCTCAAATGCATTATTTATAGCATTTACTATTTGTCTTTTCTCTTTAGGTAATTTTCCTTTACTTTCTAAATTAGAAATTGTTCTATTAATAGTCTTACGAGCAGTACGAATAGGCTCTGTTAAATGGTAATCCATCAATACAAACTTGGCTCCACGCTGAGCAGAAGCAAATACATCAAAATTTAAAGGAGATACTTTTCCTGTTCTCTCTATTAATGATTTTGCTTTTGTAGATGGCTTTAATGAATTATTATATTGGTCAGCAAAAGACTGTCCCGATGCCATATCAGTTGGCTTATATTCGTGCAAAACATTTAAGTGTACATAATTATTTAAAGGGTTAATTTTTTGACCTCTAATAATAGCAGCGGTATATTCAGCCTTGTCCTTTAATGATTCATTTGTATTGCGAATTACTTCAAGAGCATTTTTTTCAGCAGAATTAAATGAATTATATAATTTTTCATTATCAATATTACCATCTGAATTAGTATAATCATCATATATTTTTTGCAATTTTTCAGCATCACGTTCTCCAAATTTAGACTTACCTGCCTCAATATGTTTTATTGTGGCTTTTAAATAGGCTGCCGCAGGATTTACTTGTTTGTTATCAGTATTAGAATCGTACTCAAGCTGAACCATATATGTCATCATCTTAAACTTTGACATTAATGTTGCATCAGGATTAAGACCATGTGATTTCGCAACTCTTTCTTCTGCTTTCTCTAATATACCTCTTACGTTTTTTAATTGTGAAGTAAACTTAGATTCTGCTTCAGCGGCTTTTTCTAATATTGAATTAAATATATCCTTTGTTTTAAAGTCTCCTAATACTTGGTCTATATTGAACAAAGGATTTCTCCTTATCATCTCTAATATAGCATCTTTCTTTGTTAGCAAAGACTTTGCTTTAGCATATAATTTAGATATAGGTAACGGTTTTGATTTATCTACAGCAGACTCTAAAACTTTAGAGTTATTGATAGCATTTATTTTCTCAACTACCAATTGAGTATAATGAGGTAAATAACCGTTATTTATATTATCAATTACTTTTAGTAGATTTTTAATCTCTACATTTGTTAGTTCATTGATAGCGTCTCCTTTTACTAAAGCATTTAGTTCTTTTGCCTTTTCACGTTCATCTCTTGTATCAAGTTCACTAAAGTTAACTGTAGATTTTTTTACTTCTTTAATAAGTATTTCTTTTTCTACTTGAACTTCTTCTTCAGTTAATTTTGTTTTTTCTACTTGAGGAGCAATATTACTTTTGTATTTAGTCATTAATTCCAATTCATCAGAATCTATCTCTCCTTGTTTAAGCATTTCTTTTATAGAAGCTGAATAGTCTAATTTTCCATCTTTAAATACTTTGTTTTCTGAATTATTAAACCTATCGGCTAACTCATCAGATAGCGATTGCTCATTGTTTATTTCGTCAAGTATGGCTTGTACATCTTTAATAGTTTTTGATTTCTCTTCAAGAGTAAGAACAGACTCTCTTTTGCCAAACATATTTACTAAATCCAAATATTTACCAAGATATGCATCAGGTATTAATGTTGGATTAATACTAAATAATCTTTGTAATGGACCAACTAAACCATCTGCTATTCCTAATTTTGTAACAATGTTTTTCTTAGCGGTTTTTAATCTACCTTTAGCAATATCAATTTTATTAACATAGTCAGCATCGGCAAAAACTTTTGTCATATAATCAACAAAGCTAGATACAGACGCATCGTTAAGCACATTTACCTTACTAAATTTAACAAGTATATTTGTTAATTGAGTAGATGTAATTTTACCTGATTCTTTTAATTCTTTAATATCTTTAGTCAATTGTTGACTTGCTAATTTAAAAGCTTTAACAGATTCTCTTGCACCTTTAGCAGTATCTTTAATTTGTTTTACAAGAGCAGCTTTCTCAGTCATTGTTATCTTAGCAATATCTTTCAGCTTACCGAATAACCTATTCACAGATGGAGCTGACTTCTCCTTTAGACCAAACTCTTTACGAGTAGCTCTAACTAAAGCTTCTTTCTGAATATCATCTGCCTCAATATATTCTTTTGATTTTTCAAGAGTTTTTATTGCTGCATCAATTGTTTGTGCAGGTTTTTCAGCAGGAGCTACTTCAGTAGGTTTAGATTCTGTAAAAGTTACTTTTTGAGCAGGAGTTACTTCGATAGATTTCTCAGTAGGAGCTACTTCAGTAGGTTTAGCTTCCTCTCTTAAAAAAGTATTCTCTTTTAACGGATTATCTTTAATATCTTTCTCTAAAAGGTTTATATCATTCTTATACCTATCTATAGATTCTAAATCATTCTCAGCTCCTCTTTCTTCTAAGAAATCAACTAAATCTTTTTGACTTTTTAAAGCTGCTTCTCTTGGGTCTTTATTAAACTCTTCAGAATATTCGTAATTGTCTTTGTCTTTTTCTTTCTGTTCTATTTCATCATAAATCAAATCATTTACTCTTTGATTATTTTCTATATCTTGAGTTTTATTATCAAAATCTTCTAACTCTTTTTTCTTTTTATTATACTCTTCTATAGCTAAATCAGTATCTTCAGCTCTTGATATATTTTTCTTAGACTCATAAGCATCATCTTCTAATTTACTTCTTTCGTCTGAATTTTTTCTTTTTCTTGGCTGTTCATTCTCTAAAGCTGAAGGTCTATTCTCTGCATTAAATTCATCTACCTTAGCCTTTCTTCTTTCATAGTCAATTTCCCATTGTTCTTTAACAGGTTTAGCTTCAGCAACTACTTCTTCCGGTTTCTCAGTAGGAGTTACCTCAGTAGGTTTCTCAGTTACGGTAGGTTGTACTTCAGGAGTTGTTTCTTGAGTAGGTTTTTCTTGAAGATGAAAATCAGCTAATGATTTTGCCATAGTAACTTTTACGAATGGTTCTCCATTATTTTCTCCTTTAGATGAAATTTTATCTTTAAATATTTCAGGAACTTCATTTTCGTTTTTATATTCAAATGTTACAACATTACCTTCATTTATATCTTTAAATTGTTGTTCTACACTTGGCTCTTTTATTTCTTTCGGTTTCTCAGTAGTGATAGTTTCTTCAGGCTTCTCTAAAGCTTTTAATTTTTCATTAAAAATAGAATCTATATCATCAAGCTCATCTTTAGATAGCTCAGAGCCTTTTCTTTCTGTGCTTGTTTCTATAAACTTCTGTTTCGCATCAGCGATTTCTTTTTCTGTGGTAGTTCCTTCAGGTTTGGCGTTTCCTTCGCCCACTCCTTGCAATCCCATTTCGGGTTGTTCTGTGCGTAGCACGCTTTCATCTGTTGTTGGCTTTTGAACGGCATCTTGTTCTGTTTTAATTGTTTCTAATTCTTTTAACGCTTTTTCTGTTCTTTCAACTAAACGTTTATCAAATTCACTTTCAGGATTTTCTTTTAAATCTTTTTTTGCTATCTCTAAAGTTTTTTCAATATATTTTCTTTTATCAGCAAAATATTCATTAGCTGATTCTTTTTCCCAACTATAGCTTTTTTCATTTTCAAGAATTTTTTTATTATAATCATCTAAACGTGATATTTCAGAATCTACCTCATCTTCTTGAATAGTAGGAGTTTCAGCGACAACCGTTTCGATAACTGCTTCGTCTTGTAATTGGTTTTCTTGAATATCTTTGATTTGGTTTCTTAGTAGAGAAGCTTTATCCTTACCTGTTTGAGTTTTATTTCCTTCTAAATTTTGTAATTCTTTTTCTAATTCAGTAATAGCATTTAAACTTGGCTCATTAAGGTCAGGGTTAGCTTTTTTAACTTCTTGTTTAATTGTATTTGTAACTACTTTATCTTGTATTTTAAACATTCTTCCTTCGTAGTCATTGTTTATTACAATATCTGTAGCGTGTAACTCCTCAGGAGTCATTGTTTCTATTAAGTTATCAATATCACTTGCAGTTACCTTTTCTCCGTTCACTTTATATGAAGGCTTCGCAAATCTAGCTTGAATAGTTGACCTAACACCACCCGGTAATTCAGCAAGACCTTCAAGTGCTATCTCAGATACATCCATATCTTGACCTGTAGCCGCTCTTGCAGTAGCCTCTCCTGCTGAACCTCCTAATGCTTCAATAGCAGAACCCGCTGCTGTTGATTTTATAACAGCTTGTTTTGTTGCGGCTCCTACAGCTGATTTAGCAGCTGATTTTGATAATATTTTAGCACCAACACCTGACGCTAACTTTCCTGTAAGAGCATCTACAGTACCTATTATTACGCCTCTTGCGATAGCTTTATTTCTAATTGATTGTAATTTTTCAGGGTCTTCAAGAATAGCTTTTACATTTTCCTTAGTAAGTTCTTTTCCTTTTAATTCATCTGTTAAAAGTTCTCCAAAAGTAGAACCTGCTTCAACAACAGTACTTGCTAAACCAAAAGCGTATGGTACTGCTGATGCCGCTCCTGATATAGCTCCCGGAATAGCTCCTGCTCCCAAAAACTCAGGAGTTACGGCGGCTCCCGTAATTGCTCCGTAAGTAGCTCCTGCTCCAATAGCAGAGCCTGCTGCTTTTAATGCATCAGTATTTGTAGCCATTGAAGTTAAAGAACTTGCAAGAACCTCAGGTATTATACTTGGATTATTAGCTAATCCTTTTATAACTCCCCAAAATCCTTTACCTTCTCCCTCGTAAATTTTAGTGTAATCCTGCATTTCAGCAGATGGTTTCATTTGTTGAGCATTTTTATTTGCTTCAATAAATTTTTGAATTTGTTCAGGAGTTGCTTTATGTCCTTTTAATAACAATTTATCTGCGGTTTCAGCAACATTTCCTTGCCTGTATCCCGAAGCAACACTTCGAGCCATATCATCAACAAAGTCTCCTATTCCTAACGGAACAACGCTATCAAATCCTCTTAATACATTTCCAAAACTACCCGTGAAGTAATCTTCTTCTTCGGTTTCCTTAGTAGGTGCAGGCGTAGCCAATGAACCATCTGCCACAGGTAATTCCGTAGTACCTATTTTCTGTTGCTGAGGTATGTTTGATACCGAAGAACCTTTTTTTTTTACTTGAGGCTGAGCACCAATACCCATTAATGATTTATAATCATCAATGCTTTTACTATATCCTTGATTTGAAAATGCTTTATAAGAGTCATTCAATGCTTCAGGATTAGTGTTAATTAGTTTTTTAAATTCATCAATGCTTTTAGTATATCCTTGAGATACAAATACATTATACGAGTCTTGGATTGCTTCTTCGTTCATATTTTTATTTTAGTATTTTGAACCTACTCCTTTATTGGATGCAGCAGGTTGATTAGTTTTACCTCCTTTTAATCTTTGCTCCTCTACAATCTTTTGTTGTAATTTAATAAAATCTTCTAATCCTAAAGCTGAAGCAGATGCAGTATTTGCACTTCTTTTTGTTTTAACAATATATTTTTTACCCGTAGGAGAAGTAACTTCAACTTCATTTCCAAAACGTCCTCCTATATCTTTTGCACTAAATCCTTCAGGTATCGCATTGTTAATATCTTCAACTGCATCTTGAGAAGGTTTTGCTAATACATCAGTAGATAAAGTAAATTCTTTAATCGTAGTTCCTCTAACAAATGTTTTATCATTAAACTTAGCTCCTTTTTTGTAAGAACCTCTATCTAATGATTTACTTACATCTAATTGACCCGCCAACAATGGACCTGCTGAAGCTATAAAGTCTTCTTGAGTTCGAGGCTTTCCTTTACTATCTATAAAGCTTATACTTTCTTTATTTCCATTAGGAAGAACAACAGTTATTCCTGTAGGAGTTCTTATTATATCTTCAAATAATATTTCTCCTTTAGCATTCTTTAGTCCTTTGAAATAATCTTTAGCAGAACCCGCTTGATTTTCATCTCCATACCATAATTTACCAATCATATTAGTAGCTGTATCAGCATCTTTTTCTTCAGCAGGTTTAGTTTCGTATTTCTTCTTTACTTTTGCTACTGTTTCTGCTGATTCTGATAACTGTCCTGTAGTGCTTATTTTTTTCTCTTCGTCTAACTTGAGTATAATCTGATTTTTAACAAAGTCATTAGCCTCTTTCTTCATTCTTTCATAATTAGCACCTGTTTCGTCAAGGTCCATTCTATGTGTAGCCTGATTAATCTTAACAAGTATTTTGTTAGTATTCGCCTTAGCTTCATCACTATTATATGTAAAATCATCTGAACCATACTTAGCTAAATCTTCAGTAATAACACCCATAAGATTATATGAATTAGAAGGACCTCCAATTCTTGAAGCTACCATATCATCAATAGCTTTATTAAAATTATTTGCTATTTCTTTAACTACAGGGTCTTTTATTGAAGCTAAATAAGTAGGTCCTAAATATTCAGATATAGTACCTGCTCCTACTGTAGTTGCAGCTTGATACACTACTGCTTTTTTATCTCCAAATCTTTCAACCATTGCGGTAGTTTCTTTATCAGTATAAAAACTTTGGATAGGTTGAGCTAACATACCTAAAAGAACATTTGACGTAGCTATATTTTTTCCCATTACTTTAACAGTTTTACCGTCAATTATTTTATCTTCTAATAAGCCAAAATTTATTTCTCCTGTAGGAGAATTTACATTAATACTTAAGTTAGATAAATCTACCATTTTTTCAACAAAACTTCCTTGAAATATATTTGCTGCTGATTGTAAACTACCATTTGCTATACCATCCAATGTAGTTTTTTTTGCTTTTTGAAGTTCCGGAGCTACTTTAAATAGATTATTTGTACCATCTAATTGGTTTTGTCTTTTCAAGGTATAGTCCCTTACGCTCATGTCTCCTCTTATAAGTAAATCGTAATCAATCTTTGTTTGTTCAATTAAATCGTGAGCAAATTGATTTATTTTTGAATTTACACTTTGGTCAACTCCTTGAGGGGAGTTCATTAAGTTATTTAAAGTTTCTCTTTGTGCTTGAGCTAAAGCATCTTTCTTTTCTTGACGCACACGGTTTACTTCTAAAAGCATTCCACTTGCTTGCGCTCCAACCTCAGCCCAATTTATTTGGGAGTCTGCATCTCTCTCTGCATATTTATAGTAAGTACCTGCCATAATTTATTTATCTTATTATATTTCCAAAAGCATCATATTGTGGGAACATTGGTTGAGTGTTCGGCATAGTAGCTACAGGTTTAGCAGGGGTCATATTAACCATTGGAGCGGAAGTAAGCCCCCCTTCAGGCATTACTGATTCTACGGCGTTATTCCCGCTTTTGAAGAATAAAGGCATCATAGATAATCCTTGTTGAGCTGTGCTAATAGCTCCTTGTATTCCTTGAGCTGTTTGTGCAGTTGCTGCTTCCTCAGCATTACGGGCAGCTAATTGAGCACCTTCAGCTTCTCCTAAATCTAATTGAACGCCTAAGTCTCTTAAACGACTTTCTTCTGCAATTCTCTTATTTTCAATGTCAGTCATCTCAGCACCCATAGCTGTTCTTATCCCTGCTTGAGCTTCGTTCTGAGCCATCATAACTTTACCCGCAGTTGCTTCAGCTCCTCTATCAGATTCTTGACCTGCCTGAATAGCCTGAGCACCTTGAGAAAGCAAAGCTTCTCTTTGCAATTCATAAGGCTCTTTCTTTATAGCCATTTCATCAGTAAAATTTATCTCAAGTTTTTTACGTGCCTCTGCCATTGCCGCAGATGCTGCCGCCTCTGCTTGTCTTTGTTTTGTTTTTTGCTGTCCTGCCTGTATAAATGAATTTGCTGTTGATGCTGCTGAAAGAGCTAATCCTCCTATTGCTACTGCTGTTACTACTCCCATATTATAATATTTTTATCATTTCACTTGTATATCCATCTCCTTTAGACCAACCTAAATCTTCGTAGGTTTTAATAAGGCTTTTGTTTTTAATTAAAGCGTATCCGTATTTACTTCCTGTATTTTTACAAATATTTGTAAGAGACTCTATTAGTAATTTAATAGCTTCTCTTCTTTTATCTTTTATTCTGTACTCCTTGTTAGATATAATCCAATCTACCCAAGCAACACTTGAGTTAGTCATATATATAAAACCTGCACAAATTGGCGTATCTCCATCATAAACTATAACCCCTCCTTTACCATTATCAGGTAAAAAATCTTTTGCAGGTGGCTCCCAATTCCATTGTTTCCACCATTCCACAAGAATTTCTTCGTAGTCAGTATCGTAAAGATGTCTAATTTCTAATTCCATATTGATACAAAGATATTAAATTTAAGGGAAACTTTTCATTACATTAGTTTGAACAGAGAATAATTCTATTTTACTTGAAGAATTATTTGAAAGAGTAAAGGTACAATAATGTCCTAATACTCCGTGTGATTCAGCTACAGAATTTTTAATATACAAGAAATAAGCGTCTTGAGTAGCTATAGGTGTAGTTACATATCCCGGTACTGTTGTGTTTATTGTCAATTGGTTTAACCCACTTGGATAATCAACATTTACAGCAGTTACTTGACCTGCAAGTAAAGGCGTAGTTGAAGGAGATACAAAGAAATATAGCAAATCTCCAATGCTAATAATATTACCTATAGCTATAAGAGGGTTAATTGAGAACTTAACCGTAGTTCCTGATATAACTTGATAGCTTCTTCCGATACCATTCACACTTCTAAGAGAAAGTTGCCCTATTGAATTGTTTCTTACAAATGCATAATAAGCAGCTTCTTTCTTCTCGAACCAAGATTGCTCTATATATCCTGAATATTGCAAATCAGTCTCTAACGTAACGCCCCAAGCAGCATCTCCTTGTAGATTAATGGTTTTAAATAGTTTATTCTCAAGGGCAGCATTATTAAATACGCTCTGTAGCGTAGATGGTGTATATTGTCCATAGAATGTATTTCGAGCTTCATTTACGTTATGTCTATAAATATTTCCTCCTTTAAAAGTGTAAAAATAATTATTCATTCCAATCATCCAATCAGGATAATAAGAATAAAAAGATACCCAACCGGCAACTCCTTCGCTATATGATAGTGTGTAATTCATAATTTTAATATTAAGAAGGTGTAGAACAACCTACTATTGCTACTACAATTCCATTTACAATTTGCAATACTTGATTTGGAACTGCTACATTACTTGTCATATAATACCCATCTGCTAAAGCAAATTCCCCATTAGCATCTGTAAATACATAATCATAAAGACCTACATATACATCAATTGTACTATGTACTTTTGCAAAATAAAATGTATTTGGCATAGATGCTCCACAAAGTATTGTAGATGAAGGAAATACATTTGAAGAAATAAAACTTGGCAATGCTACAGGGCAATAAATTTCAATATCAAATCCTGTGCCCGAACAAGGACCAATCATCTCAATAAAAACATTGTTTGGAGTTGCGCTTGGCTTTGGTATTACCATAACGCATTGACCCGGAGCAGAATATGAAGATAGTGAAACATCTCCCGGATATACAATAACCGATTGAGTATTTCCTGTATTTACAAATTCTATTCCGTTATATAGCTTTTCAACTAAATCCGGAAATAAAGTAGTACCACCTGACATACCACAATCAGCTAATAAATCTCCTACAATGGTAAAATTACCATAATTTGAACTTTGATGAAGTCCATCTACAGGAGAGCTTAATTTATTATAAACAACTCCATCATAAGTAGCTCTTATTCCGTCAGGCACTGCTTGTGGGTTGAATATAATAATTATAGCGCCTGTATTTAAACTTCCTGCATCTAAATTTATTTGATAAATTCCTTCAACGCCCGAAGCACTAATAGTTTCTCCACAAGGCGTTCCACAAGTCTCGCAATCTTCTTGAGGTAATAATATACCGCTTGATTGCTGTCTTGTAATTGTTCCGAATTTATAAAATCCATCAGGAGCTATATATTCTAAGTTTATATCTAAATATACAGATGCAGCTACATCAAATGTATCTGCGTCTATATAATATGTTGCATTTATTGCCATATTTTTTATTTAATTATGTTATACAGTCGCAAGAGTCATATACTATTATTATTTCTTCTTCACTAAAAGGACTTCCTATTGAACAATAAGAAGCATTTGTTGCTGATGCAGCTAATGTATTCGTATTTAATATACCATTTTCATCATAAAATGACACATTAATTTGAAATGCATTTGGATTACTTACAAGATATAAATTATAAGGCGTAGTACAAGTAGTCTCACAATAACAACAAACATCTATAGCATCAATTCCAAAACACAAAGATACAGCAACAGCGCAAGGCGTACAAGCTTGCTGAGGTAATAAAATCCCATCTACTAATTCTCTAACAATTCCATTTGCTGAATAAAATCCATTTGCTGCAAATGTATCTAAATCTGAAGAAGTCCAAACCGAAGTAGCTGAATTTATTTCAGCATCTAAATAATATGAACCAACGGTACAATCACAACAAGCATCAACTCTTGTAGTTCCGTAACATAAATCAGTTGGTATAGCAACTCTAAAATCCCAAATCAAATAAAGATTATCCCCATTAACACTTGCGGGAACTGTAAAGTCTGCATGGTAAGAAGGTGTTGAGCCTAAATTAGGAGTAGCTATTGAAGATGAAGCCAATAAGGTCTGAATACCTATATTGGTATTTGGATATAATATATTACTTCTATTGTATCTAAATTTATAATTAGAAGGAATAAATACGAAATCATCAGGAAATATAGTATTTGATATAAGACTCATAGTACTAAATTCAGGAGGAAATCCTCCTTCTCCTGCAAATCCTGATGTTATATTATATCTTGACACAAGAGGACTTGCTGTTCCGCTTCCAAATAAAACCAAGTTTGATAAAAGAGGACCTATAAATAATCCGTTTGTATATCTGTACTGAGTATGAACTGTTTCTCCTGCTTGGGAGTTATTTGTTAAAACAACTTCAACTATGTTTAATGCCTCAGCGTTACAACACTCAGCATTAACAGACACAACCATATCCCCTGTATATTTAAGAGTTATTTGTGCGGTTTCAACAGATACATTATTTTTATTAAATGTAATTTGACCATCAGTATTTATAGGGGTTGATGTTACTTGAGTTCCATTATAATCTACAATAACCTCAAGAGTTTTACCTGATTCTATACTTGAGAATATCCAACTTACATTAGTAAATCCAACAGTAGGACCTAAGTCAACACAATATACTTGTTCTTTGTATTCTTCGTTAGTTACGGATAAAGTAAATGTTTGAGAAGTACCACAAGCCAAACATTGAGGATTGATAGGTAGTTGCTCCGCATTCATAGACAATACATACTCGTTCATATACGGGTCAAACCCGCCGAGCTTTTGATAATTAAACGAATCATTGAATTTATCTCTAAACCAAGTTCTCATATTTTGATTAGATACTGCAATTAATTGTTCGTTTTGGCTTTCTCCTCCCTTTAATTGTATAACTGAACCACGTTTTGCATCAGTAAAGAATCTGTCAAATCCCCATTGAACATAACTTTCAGGGTTAAAACTGATACCGTACTTTTCAGTACGTGCTATTTGAGTTCCTAAGACTTCAGGAGTAGCTGTAATGATACCTCCGGAACTTGCGTCTGATAATAAATTTTTACCCGCTAAAACGTAAGATATTTTATCTTCTTGTAAAGTCAGTACATCTGTATTCCTACCATCTAACAACATTATACTTCCAAAAGATGCCTCGCAATGTTTGTAATTAGATAAACCTTTATTAAATTCGTTAAGTCTATTTATGTTACTTTCTCCATTGTATATACCGCTATAAGTAATATCTGAGAATTTATCAGCAGATTTATAATCTTGAGCAGCAACAGTAGTTACTCTTTCTCCAAAATTAAAAGACCTTCCAAGTAATGAATCACGTATCTTATAGCTCTCTGCTCCATTTCCAAAGGCATAACAATTATAGAAACCTGTATCTATTATAGCGGAAATGCCGCCTATAATATCTTGGTTTTGAATATTACCTTCGTGATTACCCTCTGAATCAATAGCAAGAGATAAATTATTTTCAAAGAATATATCAGGCAATGCATCAGATGGTTGAGTTTCCCATATAATCGTATTGATTGCTCTAAATACTTGAACATTCATATCTATGAAATACCTTCTAAAATTAGCCCCTGCTCCTGAACAAGCCCATCCTGCGGTATAGCTAAGCCAAAGCCTATTAGTAGTATTATCTCTATTAAATCTAAGATATTGTGTATTGAATTGACAACTTGGAGCACCTAATCCCGTCTGAAATTCAAGCGTTGCTCCTCCGCATACTGTAATTACAGGATTATCTAACGTTGAAGCTATATTATCTCCAACAAACCAATCATACATATTGTCATAATCTCTTGATGCTGTATATGTGGCTTCCCATAAAGTTCCGTTACATTCACACTTACTTCTACCGCCTGCTCGGTCTCCTTTTGCGTAAAATTTTACTCTACTACCTGAAGGAATAGAGTAATCTTCGTATGTCCAAAGAGGATGCAAAGGGTCATATCCTACTTCTCTTGTAAGGTTCATAGGATATTGTATTACACCACAAGTAGTTCGATTTGAAATACTTGTATAATCAGAAAACATTCCCGGTTGTATAGTGGCATTTGGGTCAACTACAAGGTTAAATGTACTTGGATTCATTTTTATATAAAGACCCGCAAGTACTGTTGTATTCTCTTTTGGGACAATAAAGTCGGCAGCTTGAGATACTTTTTCAAGAACTGTAGCGTAAGCACAGTTTTGACTTGGACCCGATGTATCTGCTTTTACAATTAACCTATCTCCTTCTTCAACCTTTCTCATATTATCTCCTTCAAGAAGAAACCAAACATCGTTTGTATCAGGGTCTGTAAAGAATATATTTGAATAAATAGTTTCGTAATTTTCAGCATCAGGTTTAATTACAAACTTATATCTTGTAGCCCATTCAGGAGGGCGTTGTTCAAAAGGTATGGTTATTTGAATTGAATTTTTATTTGCAGAAGCTCCACAAGGAACAAATTGAGTATTATAAGGACTAACTAACGCTGTAGTTGACCTATTAAATTCATCCATATATACTATTCCAATCTCATATCCTCTATTACTATGTAAACTTGAAGGATTAGATATTTTTTGATATGTAGCGGCAGCAAATAAATAATCATAGTATTCAAATACTCTTTGAGTTGGAGTTACTATGTTATCAACATACTCCATTGCAGGTACTTGCAAACCTATTAATTGACTTGATGGAGTTGTTATTATTTTAAATGGTTGTAAAATAGCGTTTATTCCACTTCCAAATTTAGTAAGAGTGTCTAAATTATTTGGTAATAAACAATTTAATTGGTCTGTAAAAGTTGTTCCATCACAAGCGGTACTTAAAGGTTGAATATTAGCAATAGTTCCAATTGCTTGAGCAAATTCAGTACTTGTAGCTAACGCATATACTGATGAATAATTTGTAGTTAAATAAAATACAAAATCTAAATCTAAAGCATCGGTAGTTTCAACAGGAAAAGGAAGTGCTCCTGTAAACTGAGAGTGCTGAATACTTAAAGTAATTGTTATAGAAGAACCTGCTATTAATTCTTTATCAGTTAAATCAATATATAAAATAGAATCTGCAATTGATAAACCCGTAGATGAAGGGTCTATATTATATACCCCTGCTTCATAAGTATCTTCAATAGACGATTGACCTATAGCTTCAGAAGTTAAAGATGTTGTATATTCAAGTTTTACTGCGCTTCCATTTTTATCAATTAAATCATATCCTTCAATATAATTTCCATACATTAATCTATTACCCATTATCGTTTGAGCTTTAGCATAGCGAGGTACATTATCGTAAAGCCTTAAAATTTCAGCTTCATTTAAAACAGTAAATATTTTACTATTATTAAAAGAAAATTGTTCTATATTATTATTTCCAATACCTAAATTGGCTTTGTTTAATTTCTCTATAATTTTAATTATATTCTTGTTTGACTCTTTAAACAATAAATCAATACCAACAACGAGTGGTCCTCCTGAATTATAGTTTATTATAGCAGTATTGCAAGAATTAACCATACCTTCATTAAGCATACTATTTATACTAAACTCAAAAGGCTTTGGTATAAATGCGGGTTCAGACCATTGTGATGTAGCGGAGTATTCTCCATCTATATACTTATATCTATATGCAAAAGATATAAATCTTGTTTCTAAAAAGTTCTCTTGACCATTAGTTATAATTGGCGTAACAGAAGGGGATTCTGTAGGAGGTTTTTTTATTACAAGTAAAGATTCGGCACTTACTTGGTCGATATTTCCAATTGGATTAGGGTATCTATTTCCAATTGGATTTATATTAAAGTATCTTGGAGCATTATAGTCATCAGTAAAAAATATTAAATTTTCAATAAGATTTACCCCTGTTATAAGATAAGTAGGATTAAAGTTTAATGTGGTATCTATACCGCCTCCGTTATCTATACTGATAACGTGGTATGTTAATATAGTTGTTAATATATTGTAAGATACAATTAAATCAAGCTTACCTGTATCTCCAACAGTAAATTCAGGGTCGTGAACAAACCAATATATAGTTTCGTTAGCACTATTGTCTATAGCTCCTATACATCTTGCATATTGACTAAGAGGAGTTCCATCAATATATTTTAAAGCGGTTAGAGGAAGATTCCCCATTGTGTTGGTAATAACTCCTACTTCAGCTTTTTCAGTAGAACCCATTCTAACATTCATAGCATCAACATACTCGCCATCAGGTAATAACCGTTGGTCTGTAACTTTGTTCATTCTTCCCGCTAAAAAATTTCTTGAGAAATTTGCCATATTATTTGATTATCTTGTCCATACCTCTTAAATTCATTAAGAGTCTTCCCGGATGAATATTACTAATTCTTATTTTTGCATTTCTTAATAATGCAGTTCTATCTTTTCTTGCACGTGCAACTACATATTCTTGGACATTAAATTTAGAATTTAATATTTCATATTTAATTGCAGCATAAATATATTGCTCGAATAATTTATTTACAGTAATCAATGAGTTATCCCCACCTTCCATACCATCAGATACATATTCAAGAATACAAAGCTCTCCTGCCATACTTGAATCAAAATTTATAACTCCTGCTTTCTTGTCAATTTTAAAAGTAGGGTTAAAATTTGCTGTCTCTGTATTTAAACCAAATGCTGTATTGATTCCATAATCAAAATACCACATACCTTCAAAATACCAACCTTCTGAACCGTGAAATTGATTTCCTTGATTAAGATAGATGCTCTTTTTTAATTTAGTTAATCTATCGTAGTCAATATCAGAGTATTGTGGTCTAAGAATATTCCCATTTTGGTCAAACAAAATATTTCCTTGTTGGTCCTGTAGATATGCATTAGAAGATATTGCTTGAATATTCTCTGTCAATGGTCTCAACCAACCATCTTTGTATAAAGAAATACGAACCCAATTCACATAATCCGATGGAAGTACATATCGTAAAGAATCAGCCACGCTTAACTCTAATACCTTGATTTCCTTGAACGCATCATAATTAAGCTCTTGTATCGCACGTTTTGCGTGAAATATTACTTTATAGCGTTCCTCATTATTTACTAATGAATGGTTTCCTGAGTACATTAATAAAAAATTATTAACTACATCATCTAAACTGACATATTGGTATGAACCCCAATTTGCATCTTGTGGGGTAGCTCCATTATTGTCATAATATTCGTATTGTGATATGTATGCCATTTTTTATTATTTTTATTGTTGAACACTAAATGTAGGCTGCTCGTGTGCTTGTTGAGTCATACCAAACTGAGTAATCTCCATTTCACGAATTTCAATACCACAGTATTCTAACATCTTCGTTACTAATTTATATCCATCTTCGTTTGGTAACTCAAAGTCTTGATAATCAGGTTGTGATTGGTCAAATACAGGTTCTCCATTTGCCAATGTAATGTAAGTCCATTTTGGAGTTTTTGGAAATCTAAAATACACTGCCTCAACTTTACCTTTTGCATTTATTGTGTTTGGATATAATTTAAGTGTCTGACCCTCCATAGTATATGACGGATAAAATTCAGAAGGACTTGTAAGAGATGATGCGTTTAGCATTGTTATTTTACCAACACTTACTTTGTCAGCTTCTTTTGAAGCACTTGAGTAGATGTTATACGCCTGACTTGTGACAAGAAAAATATCCGAGCTTAAAGTTAAAGATGTATTTGAAATGATGTTTACGATGGTAGCTATTTTACCTGTAGTTTCGTTTACTACAATATCTCCAACAGATAATCCATCGGATAAAAAAGTAGCGGTAGCATCATTTAACGTATTTAAAACCACAGTTCCATTAACTCCTGATGTCAATTTTTTTGTATGACAAAGTAATTTAAGTATGTAATAAGAGTCATTTCCAACTGTAGTTAATGTAGGTACAGAGTATATGTTACCTCCTAAGTGAGCTAAGTAATCTGTTTTTAAAAAAGTCTCTAATGTTTCAGCAATAGGACTTTCAATATCAGCGTAGTCAGTTCCTGAGCTACGTGCATTTTCTGCATTTATAGTTTTATTGTAACTGCTATAATATTCTTCATATAATTCCATTTGTGCATTTGCAGCAATCAAATTAAAATCTGATGGAGAAATATATCCATAATTGTTCTTATTCAATATAGATAACACCGCATTTCTAACTTCGTTTATCATTTCAAATCTTTTTACAAATATAGTAAAAAAAAAGCACAGAACTAAATCTGTGCTAATTTTCAAATAATATGTTTTTACTTATCGTTGTATGTTTGCTTCTAACATTTTTAGAGAGTCAATACCTTCATCACTTGATAAAAAGTGACCCGCTGTTTCATAAGGGTCTTCCCCGTATGGAATAGAAATCATTTTCTTTCTATTTGTTGGAGTATTAAACCAAACCTCTCTATCGTTATTACGTAATCCTAATAATTTTTCCTCAAAGAATAATCTGATTTTTGCTTGGTATTGCAATTCAGGGTCATTCAATGTAGTCAGGAATCCTCTTGGGTCATTTTTAGCAAACACTAATATATCTCGTTTTAATTCTGCTGTTGAAATTGTTGAAGGGTCTTTACCAAACATCACTCTAGTAAGAGTTTCAACTTGCTCAAGAGAAAGTTTTCTCGCCTCAACTAACGCATCAATTTCAAGGTCTAAATCCTCTACTTCTGAAGCTGCATCTTTCTCCTCATCTACCTCAACAAAAACTCTCCCGTTCAAAGGATGATAATGTAAGAAAGCTTGTAGTGCAGGATTTGTTCTTGGAACAGCTAAAAAGCCATCTTCAAAAATAATTGGCTCAATGATTGCATTACCATCTTGTTCGTCTTCAAATGGAGACTTTTGATTTATTGCATATCTAAGAGCACGGTTTTCATTCTTTTTTTCATCATACCACATTAGGGGGAATCGTGGATTATTTCTTGCCGCTAAGCTATATGAAAGCGGACTACCTATTGTCAATCTATATACTTTATCTACTGAAACTATTGTTGCCATTTTATTATAATTTAATTTGATTTAATTGTTTTTTTTAAAAAAATATAGAGAGGAACACTGATGTCCCTCTCTTATATTTAAACTATCTACTATCCGTAACGGAATAATACGAAGTTATTTGCACCAAGAGTACATACACATCTTTCAGATAAGAAGTTAACCTCCATTGCATCCAAGTCGCTTGTGGCAGCACCACCCGCAGAACCTGTAATCCAAGTTTTGTATCTTCTATCCTCAGCCTCAGATGCACGGTATCTCACGTGTAAGAAAGGTCGTTTTGCGTTTTTACCCATAATTTGGTCATACACTGAAGTAGAACCGGCAGGAACCATAAGACCTGTAATTGTACCTGTCGCAGTACCTGCGGTAGTATTCAATCCACCTCTCATAGTTGGGTCATTTAGATATTTCCAATCAGATTTGTAGAAATCATAACCTCTACGGAATCCTGTGAAACCTAAATTAAGAGCCATATTCACATCATTATCGAATAAACCATAAGATGCAGCACCTGAAGCAGAAGTTCCATTGTACCCGTTCAAAGTAGCCAACATATTGTCAATGTCGAAACTTAAACCTCTATTTACGAAAACAACGTTTTCTTCAATAGCTCCTTGTTTGTCCAAACGAGAAACGATAGAATCCCAATCAGATAAAGAAGTTGGTGTACCACCACCCCATACGTTACCTCTGTTGTTTACAACATAGAAGATACCTTGAGACCCGATGTAACCTGCTGTTTGAGCACCACCACCTGTAGCGGCAGGAACTGCTTCAATCATTGCAGTTTCGATGTAGTCTTCAAAACGTAAACGAGTTTCGTGCTCTGATTTCAAATACCACAAGTAACCTGTAGCACCGTTCTCAGTAGTAACTTCAACCCATCCGATTTGAGCCATATCAGACCCATTAACCGCATATTTATCTTTTAAGATAATAGGGTTGTTGCTGTAGATGTCATCTTCAGCTTCCAAAGAACCAACCATTCCGTTAGTACCTTTTTTGAACTCAGAACCATAAATGAATACAGTACAAGCAGTAGATACAGCAAAAGATTGTCCTGTTGCCTCGTAGTAAGCTACTGTGAAAGTAGTTGCTGAAGGAACCGCAGTAACGATTGCTTTGTTGAAAACACCTGATGCATTGTTTTGAATCATTAATGTTTGTCCAACTCTAATTGCGATGTAAGTAACACCTGAATCAGCTACCGTAAAAGTTGCTGTGTTAGCGTTAATTGCTCCCGCAGAAGTACAGCTTGTGTACTTAATGTGAAGACGACCTTGTTCTGCCCATTTGATTTGGTCAGAGTTAGAAGGCATCTCTGCACCTACCATTCTCAAGAATGATGCGATGGTTCTATTACCATAACGCTCGAACTCTTTTTCGTAAGTATCAGGAAGATACTGATTCAAAAAGTTAAAGTTGGTAATATAGTTTGTCTGTAACGCTACTTGCTCCGCTGACGGTTGTAATGCATAAGTAGGCGTTCCTAATAAGCCATTTGCCATTTTAATTAATTTTTAATTGTTTTTAAACTCTTTTTATACTGCGAATTTTTAGACCTTTACCCGAATCAGGATTTATCGCTTTTACCTGCATTCCATCCGTTGATTTTGTAACTTGAGGAACTCTGTTTTCAGACATTTGAATATTTTTAATGCCTTTCATAGTACCCTCTGTCGCATCTGCTTGCCCTTGTTCATAAAAGAACTTTGCAAACCTCTCAGGATTCATAGCTACAGCTAATGACCTATGATAACCTGACGCATCTTTAATCAACCCTTGCTCATCTAAAAACTTGTTAATAAAGTTTGCAGGTGTGGCTTGAGCTTTCTTAAGTTCGTTGGCATCTCCGGGATTGAAAGTGATTCGTTTATCATTAACATTGAACTCAAAACCTTTGAACTCTCCGCTAAATACTTCATCAGACTTTTGGTTAAACCAACTTCTTTTTCTTTCATTCTCTTCTTCAACAGTCTTCGCTTGCTTAGTATATTGCTTATAGCTTTCATAAATTTCTTTTTCCTCATCAGGAACAAATGCGGTACTTGACTCAAGTGGCACTTTATACTGTTCTTTTTGATTATTAAAAAATTTCTTTGCTTCAGCAACAGCCTTTTTAGTTGTAATCTTAATTCTTTTAATATGCGTATCATCATCGATGTCTTCATCGTAACGATAATCATCCATCAAAGAATCAATATCATCTTCATCAAGCCCCTCTTGAGTGGCTGATAAATAACTTTTAAGTAACTTTTCAGGTTCCATAGAATCAAAATCTTTTTTAAGACTTAAAAAATCCTCGAACCCCCTTCCGGTTTCTTTTTTATATTTCATATAAGCAGCCACATCTTCAGGTAAAGCCTCAGCTTCCTGTCTCTCTGACATTAACTCATCAAATGAATTAATTTTCTTATTATATCTTTTTCCAATATATGAAAGAACTTGGTCATCATCTAACTCAGGAGCTTTATATTCTTCTTGAACTTGAACAGATTCTTGAACTTGAATAGGTTCTTCAATTTGAATTTGAATAGGCTCTTTACCTTGTTCTCTAACATCTTGAAATTGTTGCTCGTGTTTATCAAGTAATTCTTGTTCAACTTGAGCAGTACCTTTTTCTTCTATACCATCTAATACTCTGACTTTCATTTCCATTTGATTTGATTTTAATTTGATTTAATTTTTTACAAAGCTATACAATTTTTTTGACATTATTAACGTGGCTCAAATTCAGATAAATCAAAGCCATCTAAACTATCTTCGTTTGATTCAAAATTCAATGGTGGAAGGTTGTTTTTACGTTGGTCTATTAATTTCGATTGCTCTGTATTTTGTTGACTAATACGCTTAGCCTTAGCTACTTCTCTATCTTGCTCACGTTTATCTAACGTACCCATTTCCATTCCGTGAAGCTTCTCGTTATACATAAACTCTTCAGCCATTAAATGTGATTTTAACTCAGCTTGAACTTGCATAATCTTAATATCATACTCAGCCTCCATCTGTTTTAACTGCATTTTTGTCTGCAATTCAGCTTGCATTTTCTGTATAGCAGTCTGTCCTGCCATTTGTTGAGATTGTAATTGCTGCTGAGCCATCATAGCTTGTTTTTGCATTTCCATTTTTTCTTCTCTATCTTGCTTCTTAACTCTTTTTTGTTTTAACAATTGATTTGCAAGTTTAAGATTTCTGATTTCACGAATATCAATAGCGTCTTCAAGATTAATATCTCCTTTAGATAAAGCCATTTGAATGTTTCCTTCAAGTTGTGCTTTTTGCTCTTCGTCAGGCGCAACTTCAATAAATATACCAAAGTCATAAATATAAAGGTCTGCTATATCTTTCAATATAGAAACATTATATTTACCTATCTGATTAATAAATTCATCTTTAAAATCAGAGTATTCTAAAATATCTCCAATTCTATAAGTCAATGCTTCTGCCATTGAACGATAAATATATAAACCACCCTCAAGTATATGACGAGTAGCTGTGTTTGAATTTAAAGCTGCTAACTTCTGTAATCCAACTAATGAATTAGGGTCAGGAGTCGAGCCATCTCTTGCTTCATTAAGTCCTGTTACAGTTCTAATCATATCCATATAGTGATTATAATTAGCTATAAGCATTTGTGTCTTACCTGTTCCTGCATTAGAACTTAATTGAGTAATAGGTATTTTAGCATTATTAAAATCCCCATCCCCTGTAAAACTTCTACCGATAACAGAACCTGTTTGGAAGTATAGTCTTAGAGCATCTTCAGGATTATATGCTGCTCCATTGCCTAAGTCAACTTCATTAAGCCCGTCTGCATCAATAAACACACCATCAGGTACAACACGATTAATTACTTGTTGCAGTTTTAAATGCGTAATTTGAATAAGGTCAGCAAAAGGTATCATTCTACGAACTGTAGATTCAATAGCTCCTTTATACATACGAGGTGCTGATGCGATGTAATTTGGCAATGCGTGTTGAGTAGCTGATTTTGGTCTTACCATATTCTCAGACAATCTCCATTGTAAAAGTATATTAGTTCCCATAACCATAATTCCTTCGTACCAAACATCGATAGTCTTTTCAATCTTTTCAAAATTACCTTCTTCCATCATCTCGCTTGGAGGATTGAAAGTATCGTCTTTTGCTATAAGTCGAGAGCCACCATTATCAAGTATCTTTTTCTTGTAAACTATTTTCTTAGTAGTCTTGTAGTTAAAATACATTAATGTACAAGTATCTCTTGAGAATACACTATTCTCATAAAATTGAGCTACATTAAAATAATCATACCAACCTTGACTATATTGAGTAATTTCTTGTAAATCGTCTTTTGTAAGATTTTGGTCAATCTTCATTAATTCAGTAATCGCCATAGTTTTGATTTCTCCCCAATAGAAACAATCTCTAAAGTAAGGGTCTTCAGTATAACTATATACTACATTTGCAGGGTCAACATAAGAAATCTTAACTCCTGTTCCTTGAAGAAACTCGTGCTTTGCTATAGATATACCGAGAACAGTGGCATCATAATCAAGTCTTTTACGAATATCATCGTAATGATTTTCATCAAACATTGTATTTATGGCAGTCTCTTCAGCAATCTCAATTGCAGGTTTATAATTAAGCTGCATATACAATGATAATTCTTCATCTGTTTCAGGAAGTTTATCAGGGTCCATTGTAAAGGCATTAACTCCCGACTTTTCTTTTATGATTTTTAATTCAGGTTTTGCAAGCATTTGACCTTCAATTGAATCTTGATACTTACTTCTTTTAGATTGAGACATAGCGTCTTGCGCATATACCTTAACTTTAAATAATCTATCAGACATTCCATTAACAACAATGTCAACGAACTTAGGGATAACAGGAACCGGAGTCCAATCTAAATTTAGATATGATAAATCTCCATCAATAGCCAATTCATTTTTATATTTAGCAACTGATTGCTCTCCTCTTGCATAAAGTCTAAGTCTGTGAAATTCTTTCCATTGACCATAATATCTACAATTATTTCCATCCTTTCTAAACCATTCGTAAGAAATTGCATTTCCCACTAACAAACCAAACTCCTGAGATGCTTTTTCTGTATCAGTAGCTAATTGGCTTGGGAAAGAAGCTGCCTTTATGTCTATTACTATATTCTTCATATTTTATATGTGTTTCCAAGTTTTTCTATTAACAATACATAGTATGTTAGTTTTAGATACATTAAAAATTTTACATAATTTTCTTGAACTAATTTTTTTATTATGTAACGTTCTAATTTCTAAAACATCTGAATCAGTTAATTTTGAAGATAAACTATTTTCTCCTCTATTAGCAGACTCTTTCATTTTTTCTTTTGTTTCTTCAGATGCTTTCTTACCCCAATTAATATTCTTTTCTCCTAATTGAGCTTCAGACATTTTCTTTTTTGTTTCTTCAGAAACTTTTTTTCCTTTATGAAATTTAGATATTGTATTTCTATGTTCTTCCGATATGATTTTTCCTATATTCGGAATGCTCATTTTTATTTTAGCTTCTTCTGTATGCTTTATTCCCAATACTCCATCTCCTCCTAAAGTAATATTACATAATGTTCCGCCATCTATTTTTCTTTTATGTAAGGATATAAATTCAATTTCCTTTTGTTTAGCATATTCATATTCTATTTCATCAAATAAAATTTCTACTTCATAATCAGTTTTACCAATTATATTATTCCAATGAATATTTCTATGCGTTTTAGAATATGCTCTTTTAATATCTTTTGCTATTCCTATATAAAATGGAACATTTAAGTCTTTTCTTATGTGCCTATATACGTATGCCATTATTTAATTAATTGACTTGTTGAACCATCATTAGAATACCTTGCGAAGTTAATACTTATTTTTGAATCTTTTTTCTCCGGCATATATAAATGCTTCTGATTAGCCATAATAGCTAATCCTGAGCTAATAGATGCATCGAATTTGGTTCTATCGTTAATATCAAACTTTGCCCAATCTTCTAATGTTCTTGTAAACGGCATTGTGCCCATAGCATCACTATCTCTATAGTCTCCTGTGAAATCTATACCCACATATTTCTCTATGTAAGATTCAATTGCAGAAGCGTGAGATTGTTTAACATCTTCAGAAGAGTTAGGTATCCCTCCAAGTTCTCGTTCTGTTTTTGATAATTTGTTATATTGCTTGTCGGGTCTATTAAGACAATACTGTCTGTACCCTCTATTTTTAAAATGATACAATAATCGAGGTTTATTGTTTTCAATTAGAATTGGCATACCATAGAACACACACGCCATCAAGACCTCCTCAAAGAATATCTCCGCAGTTTGTGGTCTTGCAATATATTCTAAGAAAAATTCATTTGAAGGAGCGTCATCCATATTAAATTTAGTAAGTCCGTGTAAAGAACCATTTGAACCTCTACCTCCAACTACTGCTGATATATCATAACTATCGCAACCAAATGACCCAATGTGTTCATTGCCGGGGCATTTCATTCCATTTCTTGAGTGTACGTTATTTTGTAAGTGTTTTGCAGGAGTCCAACTAACTCTAAACCTTCCCCTTGTATCAGGAGTAAATATAACAGTAGTATCTTTCATACCATCTTTCCAATGAAATGAACCACGAGTAATATAATGTTCTTTTATCAAACTATCATTGTAGTCAATCTGTTGGTATATTTTTGTAAGGTTAAATAGAGATTGCTTACTTTCATCTCTAAATGCGTGAGACGTAGTTCTTGGAAACTGTCTGTAATACTCATTTAATGCGTCAGCATCATTTTTAAGGGAGTCAACTTCATTTTGCCAATAGTCAATAGCTCCATCTTTAATCATTATATCGTCTATACCTAAAATTGGGGCTTCAGGCTTTGTAAATACGGGCATACCATATTTATCTATAAATCCTTCCATATTCCATTCCATAGGAATAAATAAAGCATACAGTCCGCTTTTTGTTTGTCCATTAGCATTTCTTTTAGTGGCTGATGAATCCTCAAATATATCTTTATAATTTTGACCCCCTTTAGATAATGCATTTGATGTTGAACCCATCATACACTTACCAATGATTTTAGAACCTAAACGCAAACAAGTTTTAGTTACTCGCCAATTCTCTTTAATATTTTGAGGCTTAGTCCATTTTGCACTCTCATCGTGAGCTAAGAATAATAATTTTTCTCCATCATAAGAGTTATCATCTGTATTCTTCCAATCTATTGATGTATCTAATCCTTCGATAATATCAGACTCTATGTCAAACATATTTTTCTTAGTAATCTTTGATGCAGGTATTCTATAAGATAATTCTGTCTTAGGTTTATCCATACCATCCATAATAGGCTTAAAGAAAAAAGGCAATCTACTGTTAATAGGAACTACCTTATCTGTAAACATTTTTTTAGCATCAGGTCCTGTTTTTGATAAGATACCAACCCTCGCATCTTTTGCAAGAGTTCCTATATTAATACATTCTGAAGACGACATAAATGAAAATCCTGAACGTCTAATCTTTAGATATATCATTCCAAAACTTCTCGAATCTGCTTTGCACGCTTCCCAAAAAATCCAAAAGATTCTATTAGCTTCACGAAAGTCAGGATACCCCACATCGATACTTGACCATTGAAGGTACATATAGTGAGAGCCTGTTATGTAGGTAGGAGTTCCATTATTCATAAACCAAAAACCTGATTCTCTATAGTCAAATTCTTGTTCTATATAATCAACCCACATATTTTTAAATTCAGCGGGCATTTCATTCCATTGAAAAATTGATTGTATTCTTGAAAGCTGTTTCGGTAAAGGTTCTCTTTCCCAATATTGCTTTGGTTTTGAAGCGTCTCTTTTATAACAATCTTTAGGGGTTTTAGGTAAAGCAACGTAAATACCTGATATGTTAAGTATCTCTCCAATCTCTCCTGTCTTTGATATTACTATTACATCATATTGGTCGTTATATCCATACAACCAAGACTTATTACTGTTTTTAGCGGTAATAGAACCTTTAGGTATATAGTTTTCAGCTATAGTGTATATGCTATTTTGACCTTCTTTCTGCAAACCCTTGTTTTGTATTAGTTATACCTCCTCCTTTTTCAGCTAAATCTAAACTTTCTCTTTCAGATTCTATTCTATTAAGAATCTCGAATGCGTCAAAGATAGCCAATTTCTTTGTAGCCGCTGCATTTTTTAGTTTATCAGCAGACAAGTCATCTCCTTCCATATCAGGATTTAAGATTGATTCTTCTGCTACTTTTATAAGTTCTAATACTGCTTTATGTCCCGCAGCAATAATCTTTAATTTTGTTTCTCTATTCGTCATAATGCTATCTATAAAACATTACATATACCATTCTACCTTCTTTCCAACCTGTATTTGGATATTTACTATGAAAATAATTAGAAGGATACATAAGGGCACGATTTGGTCTATAACCTACTACGGAGTGTAAATCCCAATTATCTAAATTATTTGCTTCGTCTAAAAGAAACCTATCAGCCTCTTCATTAGAAACATCTAATGGCATTTCATAACCTACGTCTTTGTGTCTCCAAAAAGCGGTTCCGTGAAGTCCTTCTTTTGTTGATGGAGATATATATAGCACAAGTGCTCTTTCGGGTCTAATATCGCCTACTTTTGAGTCTGCGTGGATTCTCCAATCGGTATCGAACTCTTCAGTTGCCACTCTAAAGAATCCTAACAAACATTCTCTCTGTACTCCATCTATAGCAGATAGCTTTCCAACAATATATTCGTCAAAGTCTTTATTGCTATACTGCACCCAAAACCTCTTATCTCCCACTTCAACTTCTTGAAATTGATTGTGGAATAAATTATCATAAACCTCTTGATAAACATTCGGTTCCAAAAAATCATCTACAATATTTATCATAGCTTCATTGTTATTTGATGTTCATACATACGATATAGTTTTTCTCCGTCAACAGTAAATTCATATTCACTATCAGGAGTAAAACAAATAAAGTCATCTTTTTTAATTCCTTTACTTAATAGATATTCGTTTGGATAAACCATCTGTCCCATTAAAGGCTCTTCGGTACAAAATTTCTCTATATAATAATCTGTAGCAGAAATTGGTCTTACAAAGCAATACTTATCATAAGCATTCCAAGTGTCGCCTTTCTTATACATAAAGAATTGGTCTGTCTCTATAAAGAATAAGTCATCTCTAAAAAAGCTTTTTCCGCTTTTTTGACGACCTCTCATATCGTTGTAGTATTTAAATGCATTATGATGCACTAAAAGAGTGTCTCCTATTGAGATAGGACCGGTGTACCCTACGGGAAGTTCGACAACTTCAGCATATCTATTAGAAAACTTATGGTCTTCCTCTGAGGTACTAACTATAAAGTCAGTACCACCTATGTCTCTTGTATTATCGTAACGCTTCCCATTCATAGGCTTTGCTATAAAGTAGAATGGAGATTTCATTAAAAGTCTATATTAAATTCGATTGAAATTGGAACTGTAAAGGTAAACTCTTTCCACAAGACTACCTCTTCTTTTTTATTAATAATGTAAATTAATATAGCTCCTGTCTCAGAATGTCTTTTAATATGATGAATCTCGTTTGAATCTCCAAGTATTTTTTGACCAACTATATAGTGCATTGCACCGCTTTTATAGTCAGGTCCGATTGATATTTTTCTTATATCCATTTGATTTAATTATTATTCTTTATTATAAAAAGTTCTACTTTCAAAATCAAAATAAGGATTTTCAAAATATTCAGTTAATAATTCATCTATTGTAATTTCATTTTCTAACAAGTGCACTTCTACCCTTGCTGAATATAAAAATTCGCCTGTAATTTTATTTATAATTGTTTTCATTTATTGAAATGTTAGATTAATCCCCTGTTGCGTGAACACATTTGTTGCTAAAGTCGGTATTACCATGACTATTATATATTGGTCAATTGTTATATCAAAAGGGATACTAGAAAAAGCTACTGTTGAAGAAATATAATCAGTATAGCCTCCACCTGAAATATTTAAGCATTTTAAATTTGAATCCTCTAAAAAATATGTTCTTTGAACATTACTAAAAACTGCTGTTAAGGCGCTACTAATTGTACCTGTTAATGGAACAGCTCCGGTTAAACTAGATATTGAGTTTCTATAAAATTTTAATGCCCAAGTCGCAGATGCTCCTTCTTTTGTAACCATTAAACTATTCAAATTTATTATTTTATCAGTGGGTTTTATGGTATTTGCAGGGATTAAATAAGACGACATTAGAGTATTCCCTATTGTCCCTGTGGTAATTATTTTCGTGCTGTCTAAAATTAACGTTTTAACACTGCTATTTAATTGTGTTTGTATTGGGCTAGTAACTCCTTTAACATAACTTAATTCAGTTAATGAAGGATATGTTGCGGTATCTAATGACTGAACGTTTTTACTAGCATCTAATGCTAATAACTGTGATGCAGTTAATGAACTTAATATTGGTGCGGTTGAAAATGTTTTTGCTCCCGCAAATGTTTGCCCGTTTATAGTTACTAATCCTCTCGCAGTTTCCGATGCTGATGGCAAATTGAATGTATGTGTTTCAAGTGCACTATTGATATTAAAATCTGTTCCTGAAGTTCCTACTGCTAAATATTGATTATTAGAAGTTAACCCATTAATCGCAGAAATTCCTGACGAAAAAGTAGTAATTATTTGGCACAAATGACCATCCTCAGTATGTAACGTAGCTGTTCTTCCACCTGAATTATTAACTATATAAACCCTAACAGCTAATCTATCTGTTAATAACAATGTAGTTGTAGGCACTGCTAAAGATGATAAATATAAATCAAGCGTAGTACCTCCGCTTATTGTTTCAGGAGCTAAAGACCCATTTGCAATACTTGTAAATACAGCCCCGTCATATTTTAAAAGTTCAACGTAAAATTTAGGAGTCCCTCCGCTTGATGACATTGAAAAAAACATCTCAAAGTTCCAAGCACCTCCGGGTATCTCAAGTCTATTTGGATTACCTGCGTCTGTTAAAAATTGTGCAATTAATCCATTACCTGTTAAACTAAAATCAGTACCCGTTCCAATTACCGCAGCGTTTGACATTTGCTTGTAAGTGGCAACTGACGCAGCAACTGAACCATTTAGATAATAGAACACAGATGAACCTCCACCCCCACTTGTTGGAAAAGTCGCTAACTGTCCATCTCCTCTAATATATTGAGAAGCTGTTCCTGCTCCTGTTATTGCAAATGTTCCTGATGTTGTAATAGAACTCGGTGTAACACTAAATGCAGGAGGCACAGTAATACCTATAGAAGTTACAGCCGTAGTTAGGTATGTATTTGTATCCAATGCAAATGTACCCACTGCTGTCATTTTAACAAATGGTGTGCCACTTGACCAAATTGGATAATTTAATGCTCCCCAAGTACCTATAGTTGGAATGTCGTCAGTAGTTGCGATTGTATAAGTCCCTGCCGCTTTATTAGGAAACTCTAATTGTATATTATTGGTAAGAGAACTTATTCTTATAGCTCCATAAGCATTTAGCCTTGCTAATCTTATATACCCTCCTAAATTATCAGCAACTCCGGCATCTAATGTTACAGCACCGATGTTTACCCCGTCATGGTAGGTCACTGTTATTTCCGAGTCATTTATATCTATATTATTGACCGTAGCATCTTCAATGCTAGTTAAATATATCCCCTCAGAACCATAGTCCGCATTAAAACTATGTCCTGTCGTAGGGGAATTTAATGTATAATTTGAATACAAAGAACCTAATGTATTTGTACTTAAATAATCTCCGTAAGGCTCAGTATTATCTAAAATTATACTATTAGTAGTGGTATTTCCTGCGTCAGTTACTTGTTGAAGATTTTGACTACCTCCACCTGTAGTAACAGAGCCGTCAGCCATTAAATACTGTAAATTTGTTCCTCCTGATTTTATAAATGAAGTTGCAGTTACATTACCTATTAAATTAATATCATTAGTAGCTGTATTACCAACAGACAGTACATCTGCTAATCCCGGTGTTGTTGCAAAAGGATTATCAGCCCAAACAATACCTGTTGCTGACTTAGTAAGAACTTGACCCAAATTGCCTAAACTTGGTTTTTCGTCTTGTATATTATTTGGAGATATTAAAGTCGAATAAATAGTACCTGCAAGATTAATATCTTGAGTAGCTGAATTTCCTTGGTCAAGAACTGATTGAAGATTACTTATAGGTAAGTCAACCCAATTTATACTTGAGGTTCCTTTACTTAGAAATTGAAATGTCGTTCCTTGACTTCCGCTTGTATCCTCAATATTATCAGGTTTTATTAATGTAGCATCAATAGTACCTACTAATGTAATGTTTTGAGTAGCAGTATTTCCCGTATCAAGAACAGCCTGCAACGATGCCGCAGGGAAGTTTGAAGAGAATAACTGCAACAACTCCCCTAACGAGAAGTTTTTTGTCGCAAGGGGAGTAGGAGAGGGAACAGGTCTAATAGCTTCTGTACCTATCAGCCTATCGCTTAATTGTAAAGGAACATCCGCTGATGGATAAGTAGATATTTTTGCCATTTCATTTTATCTTAATTATTAAACAACAATTCTAACTTCTCCGGTAGCTGTTTTGTATATTGAATCGACAGCAAGACCACCGGTTATAGCAGCAGCATTATCTGCGTATGTAGAAAGAGTACATCCTACTATTGTAACAAATTGTCCTGTAGTTGTAGCAAGAGTAATAATGTCTGAAATAAGATAATTCTTAGTCATTAATAAATCACTAATATCTGTTCCAATAACATAATCTCCTAAAGAAGGAGGAGTTGGTTGTGGGTATGTACTAATCTTAGCCATTTTAGTTTAAAGTTAAAAGATATAAAATCTTATCTATTAATGCAAGCATCTCATCCATAATGTTTTGTAACTCTGATGGATAATTTGTTCTTTCTGAATCAATTGTTGAACGTAACTCTTTTAAATGCGAAGTAGCGTCTAATAACTTAGACTCAGGAATAACTATCTCGACTCTTTTATTTCTACCGAAGTAAGCTTCAGTAAATTTGTCAGTCAAATCAAGGATTCCATCATAATAAGCATTTAATGCTTTATGTTCTGCAAACGATGTTGTTTGAAGATGAGCGATGTGCATTGCATCTCTTGATTGGAACAATGTTCCGATAAATTTTCCCGGTGTCATATCTATTCTGTTTTATGTGTTACCTCTCCTGTTTGAATGTTAATAACTGCATCAGCACCGTACTTCTCAACTAATTGTTGTTCGTGAGCTGTAAATTTAGCTTTTAACTCTTCGATGTGGCGTACTATGTTTAGTTTTTGCAACTCAACATCTCCGATAGCCATTTTTGCTTTGTTGAACTCTGCGTTCAATTCTTGAATTGTTGTTAATTCTTCCTGTGATACTTGTGTGTTTGACATTTTAATTTAATTTTATTTGATTATTAATTATACAAAGATATGAAAAAACTATGTTAACTTGTGAGCAAACATTTTAATAAGCGTACTTGGGCTTATAAATTTACAAACTAATCTCAAAAAGAATCCTGCATTTGTAGTGCTTTGACTTTCTGAATATTTAACTGCTACTTCATCTAATGCGTTTTTAATTTCGTATGGTATCATATTATTTAATTGTTAAAATTTGTTTTCTATTTTTTTCTTTTGAATTATAAGAAACGTGAACCCAAGCAGGATTATTTTCGTTTCCAAATTCCCATATTAATTGGTCAAAGTCTAAATTCTCTTTTATATAATCGAAAATCATTTTATTGGTAACTTTACCGGTTCCCTGAATGTCTATGGCTTGACCTTTACAATGTTGCGAAGTTTTAGAGCCTCCAACAGCATTATTTAAAAGTAAACATCTAAAAAAACTTGATACTCTCAATGGTGTGCCAAAATGTTCTCTTACAGCATCGAAAACTCGAATACCGACTAATTGCATACAAATCAATTCTTTTTCGTTAGGAACGTTTAAAATAGCTTTTCTTGTAGCCGTTTGACTTGTTACGGCTTCTTCGTAACTAATGTATTTTGATATATTTTTCATGGTTTATCTATTGTTTTTAATGTCTGATTAATAATACCTAACATACCTCTTCGTAGAGCGGATAATAACATTGATATTATATCGAAATTCTTTACTATTTTTTTTGTCTTAATAACATAAAAATTTGTAATTATTGACAAACCTTCAGATACAACTAAAATTCTTAAAACAGAATCTAATATAGGAGTAAAGTCATAGGTCTTTGAAATGCCTTTGCCTACTAAAGCTAAGGTCATTGGTATCAGCAATACTAATATCTTACTACATAAACCAAAGAATAATAATTTAAAGCTAAAATCTTCGCTAATAATAAATGATTTTATAATACCTGAGACAGTATCGATAAACATTAATATCGTTAAAATTTTTACAATGTCGGTATCAATATTTAAAAAAACAAAAACCAAATATAGAGTTGTTTTTATTTCATTCAAATGATTATATATAGTTTCTTTAATATTCATTATCTACTTTGCCTATTATAGGCTTTATGTAATTCTTACTTGATTTTAATATACTCTTTATTTTTTAACTTTGACATTTTACCAAAGAGCAAGTATTTCTCCGTCAGCAAATTCAGTATCCGTTTTCCAAACTTTTTTAGTTTGTATTACAAATAATCCAAGTTCTACTTTTGGAATTGTTATTTCATCTTGTCCTATTGTTGTTATGTGTAGTGAAGTTGAAGCACTTGAACCGATATACAATAAGCATCCTTGATTTCCTTGACCTGTAGTAGGTCCTTCTTGATATATAATATAATTATCTCCTGATACTATTATATCGGCATTTAATAACAAAGTATCTTTGTCAATGACTTCTACAATTGTGGCAGCTGTTTGTGATGAGATATTATAAACAACATCTCCAACGTTTACTAAGTACTGTCTTCCACCAATTACAGGGTTAACAAAAAAAACAATATTATCATCTATTAATTCGTTTGTACTAGTATTTGTAGATGTTCCTGATGCTAAAGCAGTAGGGTATGGAACATTACAGTTGTCTGAAGGTATTACCTTTAATGCTCTCGTTGGGTTAAATTTTGTACTTGACATAATTAGTTTATTTTATATAATGTTTTATTAATTATTAAATTTTGTTTATAAAATGTTCTATTGATAAAAGAAGTTGGATTATTAGCAGCAGCCTTTCGACCTTCGCATCCACAATCTATATCTATAGCCTCAGAAATAGTATCAACTATTTTTTTAATACCCGTTGCTTTAGTAAACTTTTCAATTGTATCTCCTAAACCTTGTGATTTCATTTTGTAAAGATATTACTTTTTTTTATTTTTTTGAACAGGTAATTTACTAACATTTCCTTTTAAGAATTTCATCTTACCGTCCAATGATTTTTTAGACTCGTATTGCTTTGCTTTTTCAATTACTTTTTCTTGCGCAAGCATTTTTGGAGTCGGCTTTTTTCCCGAACCTTTAGCGGCTCTAATGTTATCATAAAGACCTCTTTGAGACACAGAGCCATCTTTTCTTTTTATCATTTCTTTCATTAGTACTTTCCTTTACGATTACTTGGATTACTTGTAGTAGAACCTCCCGGACCTGCCCATAGATTTTTACACGCCCAATATCTTGCGCTTAATTTGTCATTAGCTGTACTGCAACTATGTCTTGCTTTAAAACTCTTACGAGCTGCATCGCTATAATTATTTCCATAACCTTTTGCTCCAAAATGAATTAGTTTTTCTTTTCCATTTGAGCAAGCCTTTACCATTTTTTTCTTCCCGGGTCTATCTGAAGAAACCGGTTTGTTACATTGCATTTTTGATTTATCCGCCATAACTTAAAATATAAAAGGGGTAACTTAATACCCCATATTTATTTATTGTCTAAATGCTCTTGAAGCATTTCCCGGAGCTTCCTTTTCAGGAACAGCTACGTTTAGTGATACAGGAGTAACTTCTTCAGCTACTACTACTATGTCCACTATTGTTTCGTCAATAGTGACATCTTTTGCTTTTGCTTTTGCTTTTGCCATTTTCCTTTATTTAACAAATGTTTCCGTAAGGATTAGCTTTTTTAAGTCCTGTTCCTGATGCGCCGCTAAGAACTCTTTTAGAAGTTCCTTTGCTACCACCTAACATACTTCCGGTCTCTTTAATTAAACCATTAGTACCATTACCACCGGTGCTTGGCATCTGCATACGAGATGAACCCGGTAAATTCGGAGTGTCTTTTTCTTTAGCCATTACTTCTTTTTGATTGCTGTTTTTACAATTCCTTTTAAAGCTCCTTTTACTGCCCCTTTGACAGCTCCTTTAATTGCTCCTTTAATTGCAGGTTTTGCTGCTGATGTTGGCATCTTCAATCTTGATGATGCAGGTAAATCCGGTGTTGCTTTTGCTTTTGCCATTTTAATTTAGTGTTTGTGTTAATTATTATTTTCCTGTTGTGGATGCAAACGATGCCAATCCATACAATTTTCCATCTGATTGATTAGTTTTTTCTTTACTTCTTTCAGCTCTTGACGCATTAAGTTTAGCGTTTGATGCGGCTATAGATTTTTGCCTTGCCGAACTTCTCGCGTCAATATCAGCTAATGCTGATTTTAAATCAGTTATCGGTGCGATAGCATCAGGACTTTTAGATAACGGAGTATCTCTATCTTCTTCTTTTTTCATATTAACAAGTTTTACAAGATGTGTCTTTATTTTTACTACTTGACATTACACCTTTTGAAGAAGTGCTTTTTGCTTTAGCTGCGTTTTCATTAGCTCTTTCTTGGATTCTTTTTCTGTAAGTATCAAATGATTCACTTTCTGATTTATTCTTTTTGTAATCCTCTATTTTATTTTCAATAACTTTTTCTTTCTGAGTAGTTGGAGTAAATTTATTCTCAGCTTTCATAAGAGGAGCTTTAATTTCTTCTTTCTTAGCCCCTGCTGCTTTAGGAATAGGAGCTGATGTAATCTCTCTTGAACCTGAAGTTGCTGATTTAAACGACGAGCTTTTAGCAGGTGCATCTGAACTTCTACTTAATCTATGTAAAGACGAAGGAGGTGCATTTGATTTACTTGAACCACTCCAAGATTGTCTGTATGTTATAGCTCCTGTATCAGGGTCAACACTTTGAGTTCTTTTTATTGGCGGGTCTATTTTTGCATCAGGTGTAGCTGCTAACGGAGTATCAGGTCTTTGATTAATTGCCATAATTATTGTTGTTGTTGGTTATCAATTAGCTGAGTAGGTTGTGCTTGAGGCATACTTTCTCTTGAAAGCCTTCCTATCTGTTGTATAGCAGCATCAGCAGTTGCTTGATACTTACTAATAGGTTGAGAGGGTGCTTGACCCATGGGTTGTAATCCTGAATTAACAGGAGTGGGTTCAGGTGTATTCGCCAATGGCGTATCAGGTCTTTGCATTGTTATTTGATTTTTAATTAATAACTTTGTACAAATGTATAAAAAAAAATTCAAATGAAATCAAATCTTGATGATTACCTAAAATATTGGAGAGTGATTCGTAAATTTGCTCAAGTACAATACAAACTAACTCAGTGTGACTTAGATATGTTATTGTTCTTATACTCTGAAAAGTATTTCGGAAGAGATAAGTTTGATGAGTTTGATAAACTTCTTGGGTGGGATGTAATGCGGTTCCAAAGACTTGTAAGGGAAGAATGGATTGTGAAGTTTAGAAACCAAGTTGGTAAAAGAAAAGCTTTGTATAAACTTACTCATAAAGCTGAGTCTATGATTCAATCTGTTTACAGAAAACTAAGCGGGGAAGAAATCCCCGTTAGCTCTGTTGGTAATAGAATATTTATGAAGAACGTACCCTACACAGATAAGGTTTATCGTGATATGATTATTGAGATGAATAAAATTATAAAACAACAACGACATCCCGTTCTGTGATAATCGTGTATTGTTTATCATCAATCAACATTGTAAATCCGTGTCCTTTATCGTAGTAGATGTCATCATCTTTCTTGATGTCAGGCACATCTGTTCCTGATGCTATAACTATACCGCGCTTGTAACGCATTTGATTTACATCTTCTCCTGATAGAATCAATCCTGATTCTGTTTTTAACTCTTCATCAATTGTCTTGATGACTATAAATTTACCTATGGGTTGCATATCTTTTCTTTTATTAATTTAATTACTTCTCTAACTTTTGCGGCTCTCTCGTAGTCTTTTGCGATTACATATTTTGTCTTTAGGTTTTCCAAAGATTCTAATATTGCATTAAGAGTGCTCATAACCAATATTCCTTAAATTCTTAATAAATTTCTTCTTGTCTCCATCTTTGGGCTTAAGTAATACATCTACGAAGCCATCGTTGCGACTTTGTAAAACTGTAGTCTCAAACTCTCTGAATATCGGGAAGTTATTTAACATCTCATTACACTGCTCAAGTGTATGGCTGTAATTCTTTCCAATTCCTGCTACTTCAACTGTCGCGTAATCAATCCCTCTTATCATAATTTTTCGATTCATCTTTCCAATTTAGCCAAAATCCAATAGCAACAATAATGTTCATTCCCATAGATGCTACTATCTCATAAAAATCCTCGTAGATATTTACTGTTAGGTGTACGTGTCCTACCATCCAAAATGGTATTGATAGGTTACACGCCACCCATATTACAGTAAATCGTATGAACTCCTTAGTCCTGAGCTTGCTCATAAGTACGTGCCAACGTAATTGTAGCATCAGTGCTTAGGATTGTTACAGCTACACTCACTGCATTTTGTAGTGCAGAACGTGTTACTTTAAGTGGGTCAATTACTCCCATCTTAATCAAGTCTCCAAACTCTTTTGTTTTTAAATTGTAACCTTGACCCTCAGCGATACCATCTTTATAAATATCCTCTGCTTTTAGTCCTGCATTTGCAAGTATCTGTAAGAACGGCGCCATAAGTGCTACCTTTAAAATTGCAATTGCTGCACTATACTCAGCACTTTTATTTACATCTGTAAACAAAGCAGCTGACTCCTCAAGTAATGCTTTACCTGCTCCGGGAAGAATCCCTTCCTCAAGCGCAGACCTTACTGCACAAACAGCATCATCAACCCTGTCATACAACTCTTTTTGCTCCAAGTCAGTTTGACCTCCTACGAATATCACACCAATTCCACCTGTAAGCGAAGCAATTCTCTCTAACAAGAAATCCTTCTCTGCTTTCTTAGTTGCCATCTTGTGTGAGTCCCATAATTGAGACACTCTCTCGTCAATAACTTTTTGGTCTAATTTCAATCCTGACTTGATGATAACAGTCTTGTCTTTGCTAACAATTATTTTAGCTGCATGACCTAAGTCCCCGTAGTTTATAATACTCAAATCATCTCCTGTTTTCTCACTGAAGTATGTCGCGCCAACACTAATTGCTATGTCGTGCATTAGCTCGTGTTGCTTGTACCCGAATGCCGGCGGCGCAACGACGCATATCTTCGCGTTCCCTTTTACTACATTTGCAGCAAAAGTATTTATCACGTTCGTGTTACACGGAGAAATGATTAGAAGTTTTTTACCCTCTGTGATAATTGGTTTCAATACGTTCTCAATCTGAAGGATATTACTAATCTCCATATCAGCAACTAATACCATCACATCCTCGAACACACACTCGTCTTTCTTTTGGTCATTGATGAACATCGGACTTAAGTACCCTCTGTCAAATTTCAATCCCAATGTGGTCTCAGCGTAAGTCTCATCGTTCTGACTTTTCTCAACTGTAACAATTCCTGTTTTACCAACGTCTTTGTAAACCTCAGAGATAATCTTACCAATCTCTTTGTCATTGTTTGCAGATATAGTAGCTACATCAACTAACATTGTACTCGTAACTCTCTTGCTACGTTTTCTCAACTTATCCACCACCTTGTCGCTAATGTCCACTATGCTTCTCAAAACCTCTGTCCGGTTCATCTCAGGAGTTATAAACTCAAGTCCGCCAAGTACTAATCCTTCAGTCAAAACAATCGCTGTAGTTGTACCGTCTCCTGCTGATGAAGCTGTTTTGTCTGCCGCTTCTTTCATCATCTTAACCGCAAGGTTCTCAGATGGGTCAAATAGGTCAATAGCTTTAGCAACAGTTACCCCATCTTTGGTTACAGTAATTCCGTGCGTGTGGTTCGGACTCTCAATTAGCACTGTATTCCCTCCGGGACCCAACGTACTCTTCACAGCCTTTGACATTTTCACTACGCCACTGACTAATTTTTTCCTTCCTTGCTCTCCAAAGAACAAATCTTTAGGGGAATAACCTTGATTTTCTAACATTTGATTTGATTTTTAATTGTTATATGCAAATATAATACAATTAATTCTAATTAATACCATATTTACAAAAGAATTTGCGATAGCAGTGCAAATAACTTTTAGTGTAGATTGTAGGGGTAAATGTCGATTTGTGACGATTTATGACGATTTATGTCGAAAAATGTCGGTTTATGTCGGTTTAAAACCACGTTAAGTACAGTAAACATTGGAAATATGTCGAAATGTGATTTTATTTTTTTATACTCTCTCTCTATAAATACTACTCCTTTCCTTTTTTATTAGAACCTATTCTCTTCTTTTTTTTGACATTTTCGACATTAAAAGAATAAAGTATTAATAAAGAGATAGTTACAAAAATCAAGTCGTCGCAAAAACGTCGTAAAACCTAGTCGATTATGTCGATTATTAATAAAAAGAAACCCCATAGAGTATATGGGGTGTTTTTCTTTATGTGGATTTTTGTTATTTACAAGACTCTCCCATATCGGAAGACATCTCTCCAAGTGAAAAAGCAGTAGCCATAGTAGAGATTTTCTCTGCTCTATAAACAGCTTTTCTCAATTGTGCGGCTTGTGCAATTCCCGTTTGTCCATCAGGTCGGTTGTTAATCAACATACCGTCTTTAACAGTTAATCCATTTAGAGAACCTGCGTTCTTCTGTTGGTAGATACTGTTCTTTAAATTTAAAGGTTGTTTCATCTTGTTCGATTTTTAAAGTGAAGGACAAAGATAGTAATTTATTAGGTTAGGGTAGTGTTTGGGTAGTATACCCATTTGACAGCGAGCCACCGTCACAGAAAGTCGTTATTTTTCGAGGGGGTGGGGTTCTGTTTTTAGCAGTTTACGCCCGTTTTTTTGGCTTTTTAGTACGCTACATTGTAATGCCTTGCATTGCTTCGCCTTATACGTTGGTGTCCTATTGCTTCGCTTCATAGCTTCGCCCGTTGCTTCGCCTTCGTTGCTTCGTTGCAATATGTCGCCTTGTAATTATCCGACAACAAACGACTACAAACGACTACAAATGTAAATTATTGAATTGGTTTATATATACATACGCGCGTGTATTACATTATTACGCAAATTTTGAATTTATAAGATACTTACAAAAGTTGCT